AATGTGGGAACGCAGGAGTATATCGCTCGACTGGCTGAGGAGGGTCCTAAGACTGCTGAGGATTTTTCTCTTTGGACCAAAATTAAGCATTATCTTATTAAGGTGCTTAAGAAGCTGGGTATTCGTGTTCCGGGACTTCTCAATGACAAGGATTTGAGATACTACCTGATGAAGGCTGGCAAGGCTCTGCATGTATGGGATGATATGCCTGAGGCACAGCAGGAGGCCATGATGAAGCAGGCTAGCAATGCTGAAATCAAGGATTCGCTGGGTGAGGGAGCCGGAAAGGGTAAGCCTCGCCAGAAGAAGGGCGAAAGCACAATTCAATACATGAAACGTGTACAGGAGTGGCGCAAATGGCAGAATGCACGCGAGGATGAGAATGACCCTGAGCCTCCTATGTTCTATGACATCGACAAGGATGAGGCAGGCAAGAAGGAATGGGCACAGCTTAATAAGGACTGGCGTGAGCGACACCATCTTGCAGGCGAGGAACCTATGGGGATGCCTATCCGTATGGAAGGCGAAGAGGATGATGCCTACATGACTCGTATTCATGAATATGAGAAATGGCAGGCAGCCATGAAGGATCAGGAAGACCCTATGCCTGATATGTTTGCCTTCGAAAAGAAGAAGCAGGAGGAGGTGAAACGCAAGTATGAGGACTGGCTGGTCAAACATGATCTACTGGAGCAGCAACAAGCCGATCTGGACTTGTATGAGGGCAAGATTTACCCAGCAGAGACCAATCCGAAGGCTGATGCACTGGAGCAGCAAGTGATGCAGGATTTGGCTGAGGTGACCAGTACGGACGTGAGCAAGGAGGGCGCTGCCAAGACCGTGAAGCATGCCGTTATCCATCGTAGAAAGAATATGGAGGAGGCCAGTGCAGACGATGCCATCTATATCAATGATGTGAAGAACAGAATAGAGAAGATGGCAGATAGCGGTGCTTTCGACAAGTTGCTTTCTGACTACAAGGGCAAGCCGAACCGGGCAGAAAAGCTGGCTGAGGCTATACCTTATATAATAGAGGCTCCTAGACGACTTCGTGACCTGGCGCATGATTTGAATGCCACTGGTGCTTTTGACAAGGGACATATCCATATCCAGCCAACTGATGTAGAGGCTATCCAGCCTTTCGTGGCAGACTTGATTGCTCAGACTGGAAAGAGGCATACCGAACTGAAAGATGGCAAGGAAGTGGAGGTATATGATGATCCGCAGGCTGTTGGTGAGGTGGCTAGCAAGATGGCACAGACCATCAATGCCAATCATCAGGGCGAGGAAGGTTTTGTGCCTATAGATGGTTCAGATATTCTGAGCGAGCATGTATTGCCACTGGTGAAGCAACAGATTGTGCCGAAGGACATCGATTACAAGAATCTCTCTCCTGAAATGAAATCAGCCATTGACTCCATCCGTGACTGGTATAACTATACTTACGACTGGTTGATGGATAATCATACTTTGAAAGCGGGAACTGGCTATAATGTTGACTATGTAAACCATATTTGGGATAAGGAAAAGTCTGACAAGCGGTCTTATGCGATGTATGTGGAGAACAGACAGCGAACGAAGAGTCCTAATGAGAAGCCGAGAACCATCAGTACTTTGATGGAGGGTATCAGCGTGGGGCTTGTGCCTAAGACTACGGACATCACAAAGATGATGGCTTACTACAGCAGAAGCAATATCGAAGCTTGGGTAAACAAGACGATGCTGCAGGAGTTGAGTGGATTGAACGTGATTGAGCGGAATGAGGATGGAGAAATCGTTTCTTCTGACCCGCTGCTTTCTTCTACGCCTCCTTTTAACCTGGAGCAGTATAAGTACTTTGAGATTCCGGGTTTGGGTCCTGTATGGGTCTATAAAGGAAATGCAAAGGATTATACTATACCAAATATCATCACAGGTAAAAAAATCCTTCTTTATCGCCAGAAAAGTGCTGCTAAACGATTTGGTGTTGTATTTGAACAATATGAAAGTTCACCATTTTGGGAAACCGTTGACACTTTGGCTTCAAGTGCCAAGAAACTGGAGTTGGGTTTTAGTGGTTTCCATGCTGGCGCATTGACGGAGGTTTATATGGTACAGAATATGGTGGAGTTTGGTCCTAAGAAGGCCATGGCCAACTTTATGAAGTATATCTTTGTAGATACAGCCAAAAACCATGAACTACCTTGCTTTGCCAATCCTGAGGATTTTCAAGAGGCTGCTAGCCATCTGGTGAAGTTCGGAGCGACCAACGACTATGCTGCAGCGGATGTACAGAACATGTTTGACAACATGCGCGATGCGATGATAAAGGTGCAGAAGAAGTTGAAGGACGGAAATAAAATTTCCGGAACGGTGGCTTTGGCTACTATGCCATTGAAGGTGGCAACGCAGCTGCTTTCGCTCATCAACAAGGGCATGGATAGAGCCTTGTGGGATTTCCTTCATGACGGACTGAAACTTGCTACCTATCGTATGAGGGCAGACAAGACCAAGGAGCGTGCCAAGGAGAAGGGATGGACTGAGGAGGAACTGAGCCGGGCTTTGGACGAGGACGGACAGTTTGTGAACGATATGTTTGGCGGTCAGCACTGGGATGTATTGGGAGCCAGCCATCGAACTTTGCGTTATGCCGGAAGAGTTCTTCTTTCACCAGACTGGAATGCTTCTACCACACGTCACTTCCTGGCATTAACCGGATATGGTTCTATATGGAATGAGGCCACCTTTGAAAACTTCAAACAGTATTACAAGAGGCTCAAACATAAGGAACTTATACCGGAGGATGAAGGCAGAAGAAGCAGACAGATTTCGGCTTTGCTCTGTTATGGTATCGGATTCATGGTATTTTATGAGGGTATTGCCAATGGCATCAATGCTGCCTTCCGTGCCTTGGACGAGGAGAAGGAACGCAAAAAGGCTGAGGAGATCAGAAAGACCAACCCAAGCTATAAGAGCATGTATGAACTTGCTTATCCTGATGGTATGAAGTGGTATGACTATCTAATGAGAGGCAACAGCCTTGGCCAGCAGAGCAAGATCTTCTTAGGCAGATATGAAGATGGTACAGAAATGTATGTGAGACATGGTAAGCAGTTCCGTGAGGTTCCGGAATACCTCTTCAACCATAAGGGTGAACTAGAGTTCCCTGGACCTATGGTACAGCGAATGATAGGTAAGGCTAACCCTATGGTGAGAATGACCTTGGATGATATAAACTATCTGAGCGATTTTCAAGCCAGCCATGCGGATCAGGAGATTCAGCGCAAGTATGGCAAGACCATCGGACTGCTTTACAAGGATGCTTTGTACTGGGCGCCTTTCCTTATTCCGAGTCAGGAGAATAAGGAGTTCAAGGCTGTGGATTTCTTCTTCCCATCATCGAAGGGATTCTCTCCATGGAAGGCTCAGAGTTACTTCAAGGACTTTATCCTGAGCGGTGACATGGAAGGCGTGGTGATGACCTATCAGAGCTGCCAGCGCAATGGTATTGATCCTGAGGCTCAGATTAAGGCTGCAATCGGTTCTGTGAAGGCACTGGAGAGTGCAGAAATGAGCGATGGAGTGACTTCCTTACAGGAGGCTAGTAAACGCTTTGATGCTGCCAAGAGTATCACGGAAAAGAAGAAGATGCGACAGAAGATGAAGAAATTCCTCTCGCAAAGTGAGTACAAGGCTTTCACCCAGAAGGAGGCTCTTGACATGGTGCAGGGTTATCTGAACGGTGATGAAGACTTGAAGGAAATGGAGAAGGCTGAAAGCAAGTACCTGATGAAGGCTAAGGCAGAGGACGTGACGGAGGACTGGAGAATACAGAACGTCTGGAACGGAACCATGGAGACTTATCAGGAGTATCAGCGCTTGAAGGATGTGGATAAGGCGAAGGCAAATGCCTTCAAGAACAGCAAGACCAACAAGCGACTGTTTGCGGTTAGAAAGGCTATCTCTGCTGCCAAGAGGAAGATGAATAAGGCTAAGAAGCAAATGGATGGTACAAACGATGCTGCCAAACTGGTAGAGATTCGGAATACCAGAAAGGAGCTGCTTAATACGCTGAACGGAATGGAGTAGCCTTCGGGCTACTTCACTATAGAAAATGTTCTATATTTCCGAAAATAGGCATTGGCCAATTCAATTTTATGTTCTATATTTCTACAAACAGAAAAAGGGACTTGCTTCACAGCGAGTCCCTTTTTGATAGTCGTAAAATTCTAAATTCCAAATAAATTTTATTTTTTTAAAAAAGATCAAGATCGTATTTTGAAAATTGAAGATGTTGGAGCGATGTTATCCGAGAGAAGTACCAGATGCATTCTCTGGTTCCTTTTTCTTTGGTGATGCCCAGCGTATGTAATCAGCCATGCTGTCATCCATGCGCTGCTGCTCACTCTTCGGATTCTCCTTCTTTTTTTCGCCCCAGAGCCGTTGGACGATGCTATCCAAACACCAGGACCAATCGCCATCGAGCGTGACGAACTTGGATCTAGGAACAACGGTAACTGTAGAATCATTCTTCTTCTCGCCCTTTTCATCTTTACCTTCTGGGGATTCCCCCTTTGCGGTGATAGAGGTAAAAGGAACATTATTTTCCTGAAGGAACTTTTCTACATCATCTTTTTTGCTATCGCAGAGTTTGATGTGGATAGCAACCTTGTGCTTATCTAAGGAGGTAAGGGCTTCTTTTGCCTTTCCTACCAGAGACAAGTTGCCTTTATCATCTTTAGTAATGACGCATGCTTCATGTACATTGATTGATTTACCCATGATTTAAAACGTTTTAAATTGAAATGCGGAACAAAAATAAGGAGAAAATATGAAAAAGTAATGTTAAGTTGCGCAACTTATCACTAAGAATGGGGAAAAAGGCGGTATTTTTGACGAAAAATTAAGAATTATGCCAGATAATCGTGTTATTAATGATATTTCGAACTATGCCGAACCTGGACCTGACTCTCTGGAGGGAGTGAGCCGGGAGCGGTTTGCCCAGACAGACAGCAACCTTCGGCTGATAGAATGGGCTTGCCAATACTTCTATGATGGCGCAGAGCTGAGAAAGAAGTGGAAGCGAGCGCAGGACTTCGTGATGGGCAGACAGCTGGAAGAGCTGATAGAATGGAACGGTAGGAAGATAAGCATCCGTCAGTATATGGAAATGAAGGGTATGCCTATACTGGAATATGATGTGATAGGTGACAAGCTGCTTTCTCTCGTAGGACTTGTGCGCCAGCAACGCAGTACAGCCTCTTGCAGTGCCGTAGACCCCAACGAGGAGGACTATATCAGTTTCTTCAATGAGTATCTTCGTCAGAACGACAACTTGAACGACAGACAGGAGCTGGATGCAAGGATGTTCTATGCCTTCTGTGTTTTCGCCTTTGTGGGCATGAAAACCTATTATGGCAGAAAGGATGGCAAGAATGGCATCTTTGACTATATGGTGGACATCTTCAAAATTGCCTTGCCACCTTTCTTCAAGTATGACCTGAGCGATGTGGAATTTATCGCTGAGGCTCATGATCTGACTTGGAGAGAAATCATCGCCACCTTTACGGATGGAAGCAAGGCTGAGGCGGACAAACTGAGCGAGATCTATCTGCAGACACAGCATCATTTCGCTCCTGAGCAGACTTATCACCCCAACGGTGAAGCGCAGTATGCCGGAATAGACGATTTCACTCATTCTTCGGTAATCGGCAAGTACAGGGTATTGGAGATATGGACGAAAGAGACCCGACCAGCCATCTGGGTGCATGACTGGGATGCCGGGACATGTGGCTATGCCTCTCCCGACCAACGAGCCTTCTACGAGGAGAAGAAGCGGAAGCTGGAGGAAGCCAACATCATGAAGGACGAGAACGGTCTGCCAGTGCTCGATGAGAACGGTGAGCCTATCTATTATGTGGACCCATCGGAGTTGAAAACCATCGAAATGAAGGCTGAGGCTGAAACGTATTGGTTCAGAAGATACCTTACACCGAATGGCTATCTGCTGGATGCGAGGGAATCGCCCTACTATGTGCTGAGAGACGGTTTCAGGACTTCCATCATGCCATATACCTTCGTGGCATATCCTTGTTTGAATGGCGAGGTAAGAAGTTTCACTATGCGTGCCGAGAACAATCAGCGCACCTTGAACCATTATATGATGATGATTAACTTCATCGTGGCCAATGGTGCCAAGGGTACGATGCTTGTGGACGAGAATGCTCTGAGCGAGAAACAGAGCCTTGATGAAATGCAGGTGAACTATACCAAAACTGATAGCATTATCTTGTGGAACTCCAAGAATGGAGGTAAGCCACCGCAGACTTTGGTCAACAAGAGTATTCCGGCAGGAGTTGACTTCATGGTGAATTTTGCCAAGACTATGGCAGGAGAGGGTACAGGCGTGCAGGGTGCTCTGCAGGGACAGCATCGCAACACCAGCGGAAAGCAGTATCAGCTGGAGAGAGAGGCATCATCCACCACCATTCAGGACTTTGTGGAGAGTTTCAATAACTACAAGGTGAGAATCGCCAAGAAGAAGCTGTACCTGATTCAGGAGTTCTGCACCGCAGCGGACAGCGTGAAACTGACCGGGGATGACTTCGAGATACATTTCAACCCGGAGACCATGAGGGATATGGATCTGGACGTAGCCATCGACCTGGATGCTTACAGCCCAATCATCAGAGCCACCAACAACGATATGGCTTGGAACTTCATGACAAGCGGTAAGATGGACCCATATACGATGCTGACCGTAGGACAATTCCCTGGTACGAACAGAATGAAGAAGTACTTCAAGGAGCAGTTGGAGAAGCTTGAAGCTATGCAAGCGCAGCAGCAAGCAAATGGCGAAATGCCTACAGCCGGAGCAGGGCAACAGCAGACTGGTACGCCAGCAGCACATCTGAAAGATGGAAACAGCGGTACAAATGACTTGGCTGCTTTGCCATCGGCATCTACAGCTACATAAAAATTATAACGTTGTATATATAGACTTTAAGTTTTTTAGTTTAAAGGTAAAAAGGTTGAGGAAGAGGAAACCGTGATGGCTTTCTCTTCCTTTTTTTGTGTGGGCTTAAGAGATTCCATGTTTCTTCTTGTAGGAGCGTAGCTTTTCCATCTGGACGGAAACACGATACATGTAATACTCTTGCCATTGCTTCAATTTCTTTGCTCTGACCTTGTTGTCGGCATCGCAGCCGATTGCTCCCCACTTGGAAGGGGTGTAGTAGTAGGAGGCTGCCTTGATGTCTTCCACGTTCTTGAAGTAGCGTGTTGCCTTCCACTTGCCAAGCTGGACTAGGCGACGGTAGGCAAGGAGCTGCTTGCGGTTGGGGTCATAGGTCATGATAGCCCAATCCTTGTGGGACTGGTCGTAGAGCAGGTAGAAGCGTGGAGCGCCTCCTTCCTGGTACTTGGCTAGGGTGGCTTTTACGCCTTTCTTCCACATTCGGGTTGAGCGGAAAAGCTCGATACGAGTGATTACTGGCTGGTAGATGGCTATCAGCATCTTGCGAAGATGATTTTGATAAACTTTTTTCATTTTTTCTTGATTTTTAATTGTTACTTACTTATTGGGACCAGGCGATGGAATCGCCTGGAACGGAGGCTCAGAGGGGGAAACTATCTTAGCTGCTACCTATTTGCTGCCACCTATTCCGGCTAACTCGGCTACTACTGGAGGGCGGTTGCGGAGGCGTTCTCGCTCTATGTCGGACTTGGAGCGGAATGGGATGATTTCCGGGGCTGGCATGTCCTTTTCTACATAGAGGGCGATGGCTCTTGCCATCACTCGGTCATCGTGCTTTCCGGCTATGGCACCATAGCAGTCGTTCTGCTTGTAATAGAGGAAGTAGGTGCATTCATCTATGGCTGCAAGTTCTCGCTCCATATAGCCACCATCACGGATGATTCTTGCCATCGTCTTCACTACTGCTACCTTTGTGTTCTTGTTGGTGTTGAATCCCCATTTCATTTCGATATTCTTCACCTTCTTCAACTTGGACTGGGAGGCACTATACAGGTTGTCGTAGAGAGGGAGGAGGATAGGGAAGAACAGTTCTGACTGATTACCCTCAGTATTGTTCATGCGAGAGTAAGCGGTATTGTTCTCTATGACCAGATAAGCATCATTATAGAAATGAGCTATCTGGGCGCAACGCATGGCTAACTGATCGGCATCGCAGTGGCCATGCCATTCGGCTACCAGTTCGGGAACGCCACCGTAGATTTCATCGTAGCGGTCGAAGACAACTATATCTGAGAAGTCGGAGGTTTTATGTGATCCACCAATATCGCAGGCAACAATGTAACGATGCTTGACAATCTCGGAGTTGTCGGGTCCAGCCCAAACTTTGAGAGGTCCACCGGCACGTTCCACGAAACGGATATTGTTCATGCAAGCAGGGTCGGCTGCATCGTAGGAATCTCCCTCGATGTCGCCCACCATGATAGGCTCGATGCCCTTGCAATCCTCTTCCATCTCCTTCAACTTGTAAGGGTCGAAGACGGTTGTGCCGGAGAATAGGAAGGCTTCCACGTCATCGGAAGGGTATTCCTGGCGCATACCGTCTAAATCATTATACTTCTTGCACTCGTTGACGTACCAATGAATACCTTCCAGTGTAGCACCCTTGATTTCCCAAAGCCACCAGAAGTAAGATCCATTATATTGCTCATCCTCACGATTCTTCCACAACCAGGTTATGAAGTCAATTTTCTCCTGTTCGTTCTTGAATGGAAGGATATATTTCTCTATGTCGAACCATGGTACGAAGTATGGTGTGTAGATAGAGAGACGTTTTCCATCCTTATCGAAAGAGTTGGCACGAACCCATTCATCATGGAACTCGTTTTCACGTCCGTTTGGTGTTGACTCTCTGACGATGAATGTTAATGGCACGGTGACACGGATAGAAGAAACAGCAGCATTGATAACCTTCTGAGGGGTCCACTCTGTAGTGTTAGGGAAGAAGGCTTCCTCTGTGATATGTGCCATGGCTGCATCTGCAGAACGGCAGGATTCCGGGTTACGAGCCGAACCAGTCTGTATCTTGCAATCACGTGGTATGAGATACTTGATGTTGTTCTGTGTGCTTGATGTTCTGAGTTTGCGAGGGTCCTCTTTGAAAGGTACTCCAATATCATAGAACAGCCATGTAGGAATTGCATTCATCAACTTCTCGTACATATCGAATACCTGGGTGGCAGATGATGACTGGTGACCAATGATGTTACTATTCCAGTTGGTCATCCAGAATATCTGAATCCATCCCATATATACATCTGTAGCAGTAGATCCACCCCACTGGCGACATTTAAGGAGAATGATCAGGATAGAGCCTAAATCTCCATGAAGGCGTTGTCTTTCAAAATCCTTTACGAGACCAATCTGTCCATGGTTGAGGAGAAAAGGTATATCCTCACCACCATCCTTATTCTTGATTCGGGCGTAAGCGTAGGCGAAGAAATAAAAATCGTGCTTGCAGCGAAGACGGATGAGATAGCGGAATACTGCATCGCGTGCCTTTTCTTGATCCAGGTCTGCCATGTACTTCTCGCAGAAGGCAGAGATAGAACCGCACTTGATGATGGCGCAAAACTTCTTTTCCTTCAACATTTCTACCGGAAGCCAAAGTTTCTTGCCCTTCAAGAAATCCTCAATGACACACTCGAATCGAAGACCAGGTGCATTCTCTCCAGTAATGGGACGATAGCTTGCGAGGAGACTTTCCAATCTCCTCGTATTTTCGGCAAGAATCTCTTTGAGCTTCTTATCGGAAATCTGCTGCTGAGGTCGTACCTTTAATGAAGACATTCTTTACTTTGAACTTTGAGATTTGAATATTGAACTTTATGATTTGCCTCCTATATTTTTATGGCGTTGGCTCTGTGGACGAAACTCTCTGCCTTGGCATAGATGAAGCCTATGGCGAAGAGGATGAGGTGGTAGATGCCAGCTATATGAGGGAGGAGGCAACCTATTACCAGAAGGATGAGCATCTGAAAGAAGGCTAGGCGCTTTCTATGGTAGAGCCAGGGAGCAGTGAAGCCCATGAAGAAGGATATGATGACCGATGCACCCAAGACCGGGAGGGACGGATAATAGAGGAAGGAGAGAGCCACGGACGCCAGCCATGAAGCCAACAGACGATGGAAGCGGAACTGACGATGTACCATCAACAGGCACCAGGCATTGACAGACCAATGAATGAAGTTGGCATGACCGAACATGTAAACGAAATGGGAGTATATTGGAGTTGATGGCGATACAGCCATGTCGGCATGAAGCGGAATGATGAAAGCCATCAGGAGGATGATGAGAAGTGTTATATATAATGTACGCATAATAGAAGAGATTTATCGAGTTATGAATGACGTTTTCTTGTTGCGGAAATGATGGTTGATTTTCATCTGTATGTAGCGAGGAGCCATGCCCAGGTTGGGCGCAGGGAGATCCAGGCACACATACACAAGATTCTTGGTATTGTATTTCTTGTATTGATCCATCTGCCGGAGGCGCAGGAAGTCCTGATAGAAGGCTTCGAAGAGTTTTTCCTTCATGGCTTGGTATTTTCCGAATTTTGGTTTTTCGCCCTTAATGCGTTTGCATATATACCGATAGGCAGTGCTATCAGCCAGATAATAACAAGAGGCAGGCATCTGGGCGATGTAATCGCATATCTTAGCCATGGTGGTAGGATATTCTACCATCCTCTTGGCCTTACGAAAGAGCAGAAACATTTCCTGGTCTCTTTTAAGGTAAATTTCGGATATGGAATTTAGATGTTTCATGCAACAAAATTAATTCGTCGAGTTGCAGAACTTATCACAAAGTAATGCGAAATTTTCCTTAATTTAGCACACAAATATTAAAAATGAACGTTTATGGCAAAAGAAACGATTGATAATCAGAATGTTAAATCGAAGCGAGATTCTTTCAGAGAGAGTTTTGCGCAGCGTTATCCCGACCTGAATATGGACGATGATGAGGCTGTTTTTAACCAAATTGCGACCGATTACGACCAGTACGACCAAAGCAAGAAAAAGATGGACGACTTCAACAATATGCTGAAAGAAAATCCTCATGCTCCTGGGTTGGTGACAGGTCTTGTGACCAAGAAAAATGCTGATGGTGGCGACTTTAACCTTATCGACTACCTGATAGACGAGCTGGGTCAGGACTACATCGAAGCCATCAATGGTGACGAGGAGGCAAGGAAACGCTTGAAGGCTAGCGAGAAGGAAAAGCTCGATGCGAGTGAGAAGCTAGCCAAGGGCAAGGAGAAACTTGCAGCCAACATGGAGCAAGAGGATAAGGAACTTGATGAAGCCATGAAGGAAGCCAAGATTAAGCCTGAGTCTATCAATGACCTGATAGAATGGATGTACAAGCGTAGCGAGGATGGCGAAGACCACGATGATGATGGATTCGTATGGAGAGCTGTCCGGTATGACTTGAAGAAGGCAGACTTCTTGCGCCTCTTCCAGATCAAGGACTTTGACAAGGCTGTGGCTGATGCCGAGGAGCGAGGCTATAAGCGTGGCAAGAACGAGAAAATAGACCAGCAGAGGCAGCTTCACGATGGAAAACAGGGTGGCAAGAAGAACATCAACATCAATGGTGGCGGTGGTGCTCCTGCGCTTCCAAAGGAAAAGAGCCGGACGGAACAGGTGTACAGCAAGATGGTTGGCATGTAAACTTCAATTAAGAATTTAAAATTAATAATTAATAGTTTAAAAATTAGCAGATTATGAAACAGTTTAAGAAATGGTTTGGATTCATGATGGCGATTGTAGTCATGATCCTGAGTGGTGGCAGCTCTTATGCTATGGCAGAAACTCCTCCTAATATTCCTGCAGGTGAAGGAGGCGGTGGCCATACAGGTCCAACGGATGGTCCAGGCGTAGGTGGCACAGGTCCAAAGTGGCAGGGTGGAAGCCAGGAGCAGCAGGAGAAAATGAATAACTGGGACTACTATGTGGCTCATGTGAACCCTACCGTGGTAGAAATGAAGCTGGAGAGTTGCCCAATCGACCAGATTCTTCGAGCCTCGAAGCGAATGACTCCTGTGGACAGTAACCGCATCGAGTACTATTCCATCGGTCAGCGACCAATCAAAACAAAATTGACGGAAAAGGTTACTAAAACCACAAATGGTGGCTCTGTGACCTTGAAGGTAGAGAATCCTACCGTATTCGGTGTAGGCGACATTATCATGGTGAACAGCTATCTGGGCTTTAAGGATAATGGTACTGACCGAAGCGAAATGATTCCTTTGCAGTTGCGTGTAACTGAGGTTGACAATGACGGAAACCCTACATGTTATGCGCTGAACGGAAAGAAAAACAACGCACGTGGTAACAGAGACCTTCCTGATGATATTGCCGTAGGTACGGTCGTAATGCGACTTGGACGAGCAGCTGGTGAAAAAGAGGTAGAGACAGGTAGCTACTACTCTATGCCAGACAAGAGCTTCCAGTATTGCCAGCGATTCATCATGCAGGTGGAGGAGTCTCTTATCGACCGTATGAGCAAGACCCAGGTGCAGTGGGACTTCACACGTCAGGAGAAGATGGCTATGGACGATATGCGCCAAGGTCAGGAGCTGAGTGGACTGTTTGGTTATCGCTCTATGTCGAATGGTGGCAAGGATGTGGGTCTTGTCTATACCATGGGTGGCATCTTCTGGGAAGCAGGTAAGGACTTACAGATTGGTCACTGGGAGCCAAAGATGCGTAAGCAGGCTGATGGTACTCTTGTTCCTGTAACCGTAAAAGTGACCGTACCTGATGGGACTTCTGGAACAAAGGAAGAGGTAAAGCAGGTATATGAGTATGTGATTAGCGAGAAGGAGTTGACCCAGTTTATTGCATCCATGTTGAAGGGTGCTGGTAACTCCAGCCGTACCAAGTTGCTCTTCGTAGACAACCTGATTTACCAAGCATTTGCTAACCTCCGCTCTAACAAGCGTATCATTACACAGACCGAAAAGGACTACCAGGGATGGAAACTTGACTTCGAGAAGTTTGAGAGCATGGGAACAAAGATTCTCATCTATCGTCACGATGCCTTCAATAGTTGGGGCATGGATGGTAGAGCCTTCTGTCTGGATGCTCGTTATCTTGACAAATATGTATTCGGTACTTGGTCACGCAACGAGTTTAACGCCAAGGATCTCCTGATTCGCAACACTGCAGGTGTGGTGATGGAAGAGTATAGTTGCTGGGTATTGACATTCCCTGATGCCCATGCCCGTGTATCTCGTCCAACCTTCACCGAAGACGGTGTGACCGATGAGCAGATTCATGAGGCTGCTTAATCAAAGCAAATGGAGCTGATAGTTTTCTAACATATATCAAAAATCGGGGATAGCTGAGGCTGTAATGGTCTCGCTATCCCTTCACCCATAAACACAAAAGATATGTATAGATTTGTAGCAAACAGTATGCTCATCTTTGTGGTGACTCTGCCCAGCGGACTTATCAAGAGCGTGGAGTTTGAACGGTGCAGCAACAATGCTTACTCTTACCTTACGGACAATAAGCAGGTGGCAGACTGCATCCGGAAGCATCCGCTAACGAAGGCAGGGCGTATCATCGATGAGAGTCAGCCCGAAGAGGTGCAGGTGCAGAAGCATGAAGAAGAGCATGTGACGAACGAGAACGCCCTTCACTTCGAGAATATCACCAAGGCTAAGAACTATCTTGCCAAGACCTTTGGCGTAGATACGAGAAAGTTGAAAAGCCCCCAGAGCGTGAAGGACGAGGCGAAGAAAAACGGCGTGGAGATGGATTTCTAACATTTATAATATAATAATGTATATGGAAGCGTTGATGAGCGAACTAGTTTTAGAGGTGCGGAAGGCCATCAGTGAGATAAGCCATGATGACATGAATGACCTCATCGTGGATGACACTGATGTCATCATCCGTCAGTGCCTGGAGTCGGCGGCTAACATGTTGCTTGTTGAGGCTCCAGCTGATTTTCTTATTCCACAGCATGTGAAGGCATCCGTGTCGGGCGTGGAGCAAGATTACACGTCAATCCAGTACAAATACACCGATGGACATGGCTATCTCATCGTTCCCGAGGACTTCTTGCGCCTATATGAGTTGAGGCTGAGAAGTTGGCAGCAGAGCTTGTATGAGTTGTTGCCGATACAGAGCCAGGAGGCTAGGATGCAAGCCACACGGTGGGGGCGTGGCACGCCTCAGAAGCCAAGGGGATTCCTGACCGTGCGCAGCGGTGGCAACCGTGTGCTGATGTACTTCACGGCAGGGCGGTACAGCAGCCATGTCTCTGGTACGGTGGATAATGTCTATGACCATCTAGTGGAAGTCTTTACATATATTCCGAAGGCTAAGGTGGAGGCCGTCGGCGATGATTCGAGACTGACCGTTGCGCTCCTGGACATTTGCCGCCAAAACGTGATATACCGTGCGGCGAGCATCTACTTGGGCAGTAACCAGCAAGCCGATTTGGCTGAGCGATTTAGTAAACTTTCTAATTTTAGCTGATATGGATAAGAACTCCTTGCATTTTAGGGGAACGTACAGGAACGTGTATGAGGTCAACAGGGCATATCCGAACGGAGGTGTCAATGGGGACTATGTGGATATTAACGGATGGCAGCATTGGTGGAATCCTGATCGTGGGACGTGGTGCGTGAACGAGAACCGTGATTCCTATTGGGACGAGGTGCTTTCAACCGTTCAAAACTTATTGTTTTCAAAGGCTTGTGTCAGCGAGAGCGATTTTCCTCTGAACCCAACGGACGAGGAGAAACGGTTTGGCTATTTCTACAATGGCGAGCTTTATCTTTGGACTGGTACGAACGGAACGGTTCGAAACGGTCAGTACAGAAGCTTTGGCGTGGTGCAAGGTGAGCGTGGTGTGGGCGTGAGCAGCATCGCACAGACTTCCACGTCAAACGTGGATGGTGGAAAGAATGAAATCACCGTGACCTTGACGAATGGTGATTCATACAAGTTCTTCACATACAACGGCACAGGACGCAACAAGGGATATTATTACAGAACCCTTGACGAGCTGAAGCAAGCAGTGCCATCGCCTACCGTGACCGATTGGGCGATAGTCGATGGCAGTGTTTACGTGTGTGACGAGGCAGGTGTGTGGAAGGACACCACCTATTCATGGAAACCCATCAAGTTGAATCCGTTTGTGACGGAGCTGAACAAGATGGATATGCCGACATCAACTGGCTACCTCTATTGGAATGGTCAATCTTTCGGATGGAAGACTCCTGTTGTGAACAATGGTGGTGGCAATACAGGCGGTGGTACAAGCATCGACCTCTCTGAGTACAGTTGGTGGGGAAGAAAGTTTGACCCTGCGTCTAAGTCGATTACAGGCGAAATGTCTGGTGTCACCGGTATAGAGTTCTGGTCAACAAATGGGGAAACAGTCATCAGAAAGAAGCTCCATCTTGACAAGAACGGTGACTTGTGCTTTGACGGAAACTTATATGCCACTGGTGGAATAACAGCTTTAGGAGTAGGAACTACAACTGGTGGTGGAAGTGGTGCTTCTTTGGGAACTCTTCTTACCAAACTTAATAGTGACAATCCTTTTCCTACCGCTAATGGTCAAGTACTAACTTATGATGGTAGTAATTTCGTTTGGAAAACTTTTACTGAAAGTGGTGTTGCTCTAAATCCTACTATGGATGCAATGAACAGAGGGTTAACAAAGACTTCGTATGGTACTCCTCAATTTCTTTATTGGGATGGTTCTAAATATACTTGGAAGAATGAATCTGAAATTAGTGGTGGTGGTGGTTCTATACAAGTTGCACAAACACCAGAATATGCTGGAGAAAGTGAGAATTGGGTTAGTACAACTAAATTACGTTTTGTAGGTATTACTGGTACAAAACCAACTATTAGGACAAATTCTGAAAAAAGTTGTGTAGATGTTGGTATTCCTGTTGGTGGTGGTAGTGGTTCTAGTAGTAGAATTGATACCATCAAATTGTTCAATTCTTTAGGAAACGAATTTGACTCTGTGAATCTAGGCAGTGGAAATACTATTGGATTTATGCAAGGTGACAATGTTACTTTGCAAGCAATTGTTAAGGACCACATCAACGTCATAAAGATTTCTGCTGAAGGTGGGTCTAGTACAGGTGGTAGTGTTGATTTAAGTAGCTATCTAACTAAGACAGAAGCTTCTACTACTTATGCAGCTAAATATCATACTCATTCAGCTTCTTCAATAACAGGTTTTGAAGGTGCCGTTAAACTTATCAAAGTTAATAATGCACTAAAAGCTGATGAATTAAATAATTCAGTTTATCTTTGGGGTAATAGTTTTAATGGAACTAATAACATCAATGGTAACATAAAAATGGGTACAGCTGGAGGTGGTTCTATTCAGCTTTGGATGAATAGTGGTAATATGCTTGACCGCACAGGCAACACACTCCATATTGGTTATGGACTGAAAGCATCGTCTGATGGAGAGATAAATTTGGATGCCAATGCGACGAAGATTTATACCGACAATTTAAGCAGGCACTACGATTTCAAGAGCAATGTTTTTGATGTTAATACTAATGCTATTCATTTTGGTTCTGGAGCTAGTGGTGGTAAAATCTCTTGGGATAGAGCTAATAATGCTTTCAAAATAGAAGGAAATATTTATGCTACTGGAGGTATAACGGCACTGGGTGTAAGCAATAATGCTACTACAAGTAATAATGTTGACTTTACTTTTAAGAGTGTTACTGCAAATACTTTCGATGTTATGGATAGTATACAAATATCTGATAGTTTTGTATTAAATAGGGACCACAATGATGTTTACTTAGCTAATACAGATACTGATAATGAGAATTATATATATCTTGATGGTAATGATAGAAATTATTATTTAAGTTCAAGGGGGAATGCTTATTTTAATAATTTAGATTGTGACAATCTAAGTTTTTCTGGTATTGAAAATTTTGATATTGTTGAAATAACTAATAATGGTTTTTGTATTCGATTTGAATATAATAGTAAAACATATCGATTTATTCCATCTGAAGGAAGTATTAGTGTAAGTTAGAATATTATGAATAAGAATATAAATACAAACGGAAGAGCTGCTTTATATGCTAGTATATATCCAGCTGTAGAAAGAACTTGTGTTGCTAATGGTTGGGCTAGTGCTGTTCATGGTAGTGTAGTTACTGACTTTGACTTAATGTTACAACCTTATACAGATAAAGCAATACAAGTTAAAGAACTTCTTTATAAGATAAGAGCAGCTTTGGAACTTGGTAATATTCCAGTTTTGTACGCAGGTAAGTCTCATCATAACAGATGTATGTTTGGTATTTGTATAACTGAGAATATGTATTTAGATATATCTGTTATTGATGATGGTACTATAGGCGTTGAACATTTAAAGAAAGGAATGATATGAAGAAAATTATTCAATGGTTGGCAAAGGTATTCAATGCCGACATAACAATAGAGAAAATAGTAACCAAGGAGGTAGTGAAGTACATATCTGCTGGTACTATTGATGGTGATGTTATGGTAGATGGAAATCTTGTTGTAAATGGCAAAATTGAAGCTACTGGCGGTATAACTTGTTTAAAGAATTAAGGCATGAGTATAGTAAATGGAATTATAACTGCTCCAGTTAACATTGAGGACATAAAAAAAGTTCTTAATGAGAGTAGTAATGATATTGCTACTCTATGTAAGAGCAACAACATAAATATGTGGTCTAAGTACAAACCAGTTAACCTTAGAAAGAAGTTTGTGACTGATACATTAAATTCTGATGGTAGAAGTTGGACTGCACCTAGAGGAAAATTAGGTTGGTGGTTAGGAAATAATACTGTTAATGATGCAGCTTTGGTTATTCCTTTAGTGTCTAGAAAATCAGACTTTGATAGCGATAAAGCAAAATGGATATACAACAGACCTTATGGAGGTAATGAATCTCCTTATCGTCTTTCTGATTTTGCAGGCTATTATGATGACGCTCAACCACCAATTTATCCAGCATATCCAAATACTAATGAGTTTTTCATATCAGAGACTGCAACATTTAGTATATATGCTACTAATACAAGCGATATAGACTATCCTAATCAATGTGTATCATTAAAAGATATATTCCAAATACTTACGCAAATTACAGATGGTGAAGTATATCCTGCTATTTATCTATATAATGTAACAAAGAAGAGAGGTAGTTATTATTCTAAACCTGACCCTATCGATACAGGTCTTGATGATGAAGGTTATCAATTTTCTGTCAAGTTTAGCTCTGGTGCTCCTATATCAGAGGGAGGTTGTGGTTTTAGTTGTAATGTTGGTGATGTTATAAGAGTTTATCTTCTTCTATGCACAACTGGAGGTGTAGAAGATAACTATTTCTTCAATAGTTTTTCGTTGCAACACAGTGTTTATGTAGGATATAAGGAATACACTTTGAAGTCTGACAAAGATAAACCTTATGATTATGATACAGCAACAATTAATATAAGAGATAAAACTACTAATCAAAGAAATGATTATGCAGGTAAATATGTGCTTAATGGCGATGGAAATCCTATGTTGCTTGCTGGTATTCTAGAAGTGTCGGGCAATTTCAACTACACATTCTCTTCCTCTCATCCACCAAAGGGAATGACATATACAATTCTTGCTCAATATCAGGATGCTAATGGTGATGTTTCTACTTGTGCTTCTGAAAGCAAATATGTTCGTGCAGCAAGTACTTTGACTGGTTATGATTTTAGTAACTTAGGTGTTACAGTATATCAAACTTTAAAAGATGCAGAGAATCAAGAAGGAGGTATTAGAGTTGAAGGTATTCCACTTATAGAAAAAGAGGCTGGTAGTAGTTATTCTATTGTAGCAACAGATATTAACTTGCATGTATATTTTGACCCTTATGAAGGAGATAATCTTATTACTGCATATAATATATCGTATGATGGAAATCCTCTTTATACCGAAGGTAGTTTCAGCAGTGCTAAGGCTATTAATTTTGCTTCGCTGGATAAAGCAGATGAAGCCAGCACAGCTTCCGAGGAGCAAATCACCTCTGAGGACGTAGGCAACTCATAAATGACGAATTGGCATAACGAATAGATATAGTAAATATCAGAATATTAACAATAACAATTTAAATATTATAATTATGAAGAAGATTAATTTCGCTGCGTTGCAGATTGCAACAAACATCAAGAAGGACGAGTATATAACCAAGGACATCCGAGAGGAGTTGGCTAATGCCATGTACCAGAACGCAAGAGGCATCGGATATATGGCATTGGCTATGAAGATATACAAGTCGGATGGTGAGATTGAGCTTGACGATAAGGAGTTCAAGCTGTTGAAGGACTTCGGACAGGGATTCCCTCTCTTCTACCAAGACGCTATGGGACTGCTCGAAGAGGAGAAAAAGTAACGCAAACTACTATTTGTTTCAAAATGAGAAAAATAAAAAGAATTTTTGTTCATTGTACAGCTGGCTCGCAACGTCAGAGCATCGAGGATCTTAAGGCAGAATTTCGTCTGAAGGGTTGGAAATATCCTGGTTATCATTACGTGGTTGACATCAATGGTGGCATCCATCAGCTTCTCGCCATAGAGCTTGTCAGCAACGGCGTGCAGGGCTATAATTCCTCTGCCATCAACGTTGCCTATATGGGTGGCATCGACAGCCACGGCAAGCCTATCGACAACCGCACTCCAGATCAAAAGGATGCTCTCATTTTGCTGCTTCATAGACTTAAGCAACAATTCCCGGATGCAAAGATCATGGGGCACAGAGACATTTGGGGGACAGACTGCAAGAAATGGAAGAAGTATTGTCCTTGTTTTGATGCCATGTCTGAATATAAGGATATAGAATAAAAGATGTTAGATAGATAAAAAAAGGGGAGTGTTGCTTAGCACTCCCTTTTCTTGTATATAGGCTATAATTTTCTTATTCATAAATTTGAATGTTTAATTAGTGCAAATATACGAATAATTTGCTTACAGATTGTTACTTTTGCAAAGTTTAATTATAAAAATATTGCTCAAAATAAATATTTTTGTGCAGAATTGTTTATTTTTGCAGAACTTTCCTTCTTATTAAGAATGAGGAACTAAGAACAAATAATAAACACAAAAACAAAAGGAGAAGAATTTATGAGTAAAGAGGAAGAAGATGAAGTACATCGGTTAGTTCAATCAGTCGGTGTTGTACAGTTGTCAAGAATAATGTTTAAGGACATGGACGTTAGCGAAATGATAAACGTCATTATCCTTGCAGGTAGAGGCTACAGCGTAAAGCTACTCACTTGGTTTAAGTATTATTGTGAAGTGATGCCTCTGTTTATCATGCTTTTTCATATTGCATGCATGGTAACATTTGCGTCTCATGAAAAAGAAATGTGCGTATGGTTTAAGGAGAATTGGGTATCGGCAGCATTTATCTATTTTTCCGTTTACATCCATCCGCTTGTGCTTATAATTGCGAGCAGATTCTTTTGGCTCTGCTACAGATGGCGTATTCCGATGATCATCTACCTATTTGGGATAAATGCTATTCATATCGTATACTGGAATGTTTTTACCACCAACGAAATGGTGGAAGCTAATGTTGTAATACTTGTAATGACCATTATATTTTATGTATATGGTTTTGCCGATAAGTATTTCTCAGGCAAGGGCTGTCAAAGTTTAATCTCTAGATTATAATGATATGGGAAAGTTATTTGGTTATCACACCTTGGGAGTGTTATTAAAATCGTTATCGGATTCTTGTTTTCGAGCAGACGAGCAAGAGAAGAGAGGGGAGAAGGTAACTGCTTGTGGAATGAGTAGCGATGAGATAGAAGACCTTTGTGAGAACTATCTGCCGTATGCTCTCAACCCAATGATGACTGCTGGACAGGTGAAGAAGGAGGCGCATATCAGCGAATCTACCCTAAGAAGGGCTATCGCTGATGGGGAGCTGGAAAGCGTGGGGAACGCTGGAGACCATTCTCATTTCTTCAAGAAATGGGATGTTAAGGAGTTTATCAAGAAAAGACTTAAACGAAACAAGTAGAAAAGGAGAGAGGCGAGAGATTGCTTCTCTCTTTTTTAAGCTGTAAAACATACAATTTTTGCCTTAAATTATATACAATTATATACAATATTCTTGCGAAAATATATATACGATGGTTTTGATATGGGTCTATGTCATGTTAAAGCGTTGATAATCAGTTGATAAAAGAATTTTTGATAGAGTTATTAAAGAATTTGCCAGTTCCTCGTATCTTTGCTGCCGTAATCGATTACATGTGTGAATAAACAAAATGTACAACTTTTATTTCTTTAGGAATTATGGCAGAAGAAGTAATTAAGACTACCTCTTGTTGCAACGATGCAATGATGGGTGGTTTGCTTGGAGCGATGGCAAATCGTGACAGCAATCCTTTGGCAATGGCGGCTATGATGCGTAACCGTGACGATGATGATATGTGGAACAATCCGTTTGCCTACATGATGATGATGGGCATGATGCGCTATATGTATGGTGCAGACTGGAACAACCGTGACAATGGCGCAGACGTGCAGCGTGCAGAGATTCAGAGTCAAATTGAGAGCTTGCGCAACCAGATGGCAGACAACCAGAACAGCAACTTGCTGATGGGTGCCATCCAGGGTAATGGTAACGACCTTAAGATGTTGGCAAGCAATCTGAACTGTGACTTCAACGCCTTGCAGAACTCTATCTGTGGCATCCAGGCTGGCATCCAGCAGCTTGGTGGTCAGGTTGGGTTCTCGGCAGAGCGAGTGATCAACGCTATCTCGCAGGGTAACTTGCAGATGACAATAGCGTTGAAGGATTGCTGCTGCCAGACTCAGCAGAACATTATCCGTATGGGTTATGAGAACCAGATGGGCCAGAAGGACATCATTAACCAGATGCAGCAGGGCTTTAGCTATACCAACACTGGTATAGAAAGAGCAGCTTCGAATCTCGGTTTCCAGATGCAGCAAGACAAGTGTGACGTCATCCGTGCAGGTGAGAACAACACCCAGCGCATCATCGACACCTTGACAGGGCATTGGAGCCAGGAGCAAGCTAACGAGATTCAGGACTTGAAGTTTAAGAACTCACAGCTGCAGCAGAACATCTACCTTGCCAATCTGATGAATGGCGGTTGCGGATGTGGCGCAGGTGTAGCAGGTGGCTATCAGTAAAAAAGTAAAGAATGAAACAGAAGCGTAGTGGTATGAACAAGATTTCTCCAGTGGGCTTGGCTACTACAGCATTGGTAGCCAACCAAGTTTCAGTCTTAGCTACTTACAATGAGAAGCTTTGCAGACCTTATTGCGTGAATGGCAGCGTGCAGCCACAGACAAGCATAACCTACAGTTATGAGCAGCCTATCCTGAATGGCACAACGGTGTTTGTGCCTATCGTGGCGACAATCTCTATCATTTCGCCTGTAATAGGCAGCAGAAACGTGATGAGAGCGCAGCCTTTGATTTACACGGAAAGATGGGTAGCAGCCTTCCAAGGGCAGACAGCACTGCCAACGGCTGTAACTATCGCCAGTGTTGGCAGAACGCAAAAGGCTAACGATGTGGTATGCGGAAAGGCTAGAGGCCTGAGCATATTTGACAGTCTAACCGTAGCATTGACTACTGCTTAGTATCATTATAGGGGGAAATGGTGGATGGTTTGCTAGCCATCGTTTCCCTCGCATTATCCATTTAAAAAGATACGATTATGATATTTAAAGATTTAAAGGCAGGTTTCCCAGTCTTTTTGTTTGACCGGGCGACTAGAAAATTCAAGCAGGGTAAAGTGATGAATGCTCCAAGCCCTGATATTAGTGGTAGCAAACCCAACATGATGCCACAGATGCCTGGCATGCCAAACTTTGGCACCATGAACGTGAAGGTGAATGTTCAGACGGAAGACGGAAAGCAGTCAACCTATTCGGTAGTTGATACTGAGCAAACAGCATACAGCGACACCCTTGTAATCTCTTGTAGTAAGGAGAGTATCATCAACGAGGTAAACGCATTGAAGAACCAAGCCAATGACATCATCAATAAGATGCCGGACTTCGAGCAGACCGTAAAGGACTGTGATCAACTTCTCTCAGAGTTGGACACAACGTTTCGTGACCAGCAGAGAACAAATCAGCGACTCGACCAGATGGAAAACAAGTTGGACGAGATTTTCAAATTTGTCAAATCACAAAAACAGGTATAGTATGAACTTAGTGGAACTTATTACAAAATATCAGAGTGAAGCCACACCGGAACAGATGGTGAAGGTAACTAAGATTATCGGCAAGTTTGTGGCGATGCATGCCGAGGAAGATGATCTCCTGAAACTGTATAAGGAGATTTATGGGGTAGTGGGTAACGGCCACTTCAACGACTTCTTTGCTGAGGCTCAGATCAAGAAGATGGTGTTTGAGGATAACAAGGAGGTAGAGCATCGTGCTCCTTACTATACTGCAGCCAAGACTCAGGAGATCTATGAGACGGTGAAGGACGAGATCAGACCTTACAACCAATGGGATTTTGCCGTGGTGCTGAACATGATCTACTCTGACAACTATAATCTGATGAAGAAATGGTTCCCGGAGGACAGCGAAGAGCAGTTGATGGATAAAATGGTGGATCTTGCCGTAAATTGGCTGAGGGATGATGATAACCCTTATGGGAAGTGCAAGGCTTGGGGGTACTTTAATTAAGTGAAGAGTGAAGAACGAAAAGCGAAGAATCCAATTGCTTTTCGGGCGAGTGATTAAATCCATAATACCTAAGATATATAAAAGAAAACTATCAGAAGAAGAGAATGCAGGCTTTATTAGGGGCTTGTGTTCTCTTTTTCGTATGAAGTTGCTGAACTTATCACTGATAATCGGGAATGATGGCTTAAATTTGCATCGTTTCCATAACGGAGTGGGGACGGAAAAATGGAAAAGAAAATGAATGATATTCGAGGTTACTTAATTGGGACGATATGGACTTTTCTGAGTCTGCTGGTTCCCATCAGGGATTTTATGATTGCCATGATGGTATTATTTGGGCTGAACCTTGTGTTTGGCATCGTGGCTGCAGTGTTTAACGGTGAAGAATGGAGCTGGAAGAAATTCGGCATGTTCTTCGTATGCTGTGCAGTGTTCTTCGTGACGGTGGCTGCATTGTTTATTATCGGTCACTTCCTGCATTCTGATACTGAGGCTCTGTTTTGCGTGAAGTGGGTGTGTATAGCTGCAACCTATCTGTTCACGACCAACATATTGAAGAACCTGAGGAGGATGCTAGTGCCTGATACGCCATTTTATAAACTTGTGGACTATGCTTATTATGCGTTGACACTTGGATTTGTGGAGAAGTTTCCGATGTTCAAGAAATACCAAGAATTTAAAAACAATAAGGAAAATGGAAATGAAGGAAATCAGATTGGAGCAGTTGCTGATGGCAATGCCTAACGCAGGGAAAAGGGCAGAGAAGTTTCTGCCATACCTGAACCGATATGCCGAGGAGTTTGAAATCAATACGCCTCAGAGGTGGGCGCATTATCTTGCCCAGATAGCCCATGAGAGCGGTGAACTGAGATATACCAAAGAGATTGCCAGCGGAAAGGCGTATGAGGGGCGCAAGGACTTGGGTAATACCCATAAGGGTGATGGCGTGAGGTATAAGGGGCGTGGACTGATACAGATAACAGGACGAGCCAACTACAGCAAGTTTACCAAATATTGTGGCTATGATGTTGTGGAGCAGCCAGAACTGTTGGAGCAGCCTCTTGATGCCACACGTTCCTCGATGTGGATATTCGACACCTTCGGCTGCAATGAATTGGCTGACGAGGATAATCTGAAAGCAATCAGACGTAAAATTAACGGTGGCTACAATGGACTGGACAAATGTAAGGAGTATTTGAAAAGGTCAAAGCGAGCACTTAATATTTCCTAGCTTATGAAATCGAAACATTTAATTATCTATCTGTTTGTGTGGATGGCGTATTTCTCAATGTTGTTTCTGACGAGTTGTAAGACGAAATATGTGACCGTGCCGGAATATCATACCCAATATGTGGTAAGGACGGACACGGTGGAGAAAACAGATAGCTTCTACCGGAAGGATAGCGTATATATCTATCAGAGGGGTGATACCATCTTTAAGGATAGGCTTGTGCTGCAAGATAGATACAGGTATCTGAACAAAGTGAAGACGGATTCATTCATCAAACGAGATACTATCTATGTTCCGAAGCCGATGGTACGAGAACTGAGCAAGGCAGAACAGAGGTATATCACCCTGGGGAAGTATACAGCCAAGATCATCTGGACTCTGGTAGTTGCAGTGATTGGTTTGCTGATTTGGTTGTGGAATAGAAAGAAATAAGGCTTATGAAAACGATAACTATAAAAATAGTGAAAAAGAGCGTAATGTACGTGGTAGAGGGACTATCTGTCACCATTGCGCAGCATAACCCGGAGGTGGACTTTCAGACCGTCTGGGCGAGCGATGGCGAGGAAGCGAAACTGGATATATACTATCGGGAGGCGATAACCGACCTGGAAAACTTCTTGGCAAGATTCTCTTCTTCGACCACACAGCAGTTTGACCTACAGGCACTGGCTGATGATTTCTCAATCACCATCAAGACTTTAGTTTATTGGCCACCTAGGCTAAGTGGGGTCCTTACCAACCAAATACAGAACTATCTGGTTCATGCTATCCTTGCCGGATGGCTGAGCGACTTCCCGGATATGAACCATACGGACTATGCCAGCATGGGAGCAAGTGACCTGGAAGCTATCAAAGAGGTGCTGCTAAAGAAGGATTTTAGCTTTGCTGAGGCTGCAAGAATTGCTGATGATACAGAGAAAGAAGGATCTTCGGCTGTGGGTGCTGAGGCTAGAAATGGGGATGCGGTAGACAAGGATGAGCAGAGAGGGGTGAAAGGCTCTGAGCGCAACCCTGACTTTGTTTCGCAGCATTTTCATCAAGACTTCGTGGACTGGAGCGGAGGCAGACCACCTTTCGAACTGAGATAATTTTTTCTTCAATATAAATAATTGCAATTATGGATAGAAAATTGATTACGTTGAATTTTAGAATGGAGCAGGTATGTAATGATGTACTGGCAAGATGCTATGTAGTAAGCCAGGGAATGGTGGACGAAGCTCAGAAGGACATCAGAGCCAACATTGAAAGCCCGGACAGTTACGAGACTCGCAGTATTATCAACCGTGCCGTGACGGAAGCCATCGCTAACATCAAACTGGCTGCTCAACGTTATCAGACTACTGGTAGAGTGGAGGACAACAACAACCTGGAGCGACTGGTGAAGGGCATCAGAAAGTATGCCTATACTGACAACGAAAACGGTACTTGGACGGAGGTAATGACCACCATCATTGACGGTGAGGAGAACGAAACGACTGCTACCGTAAACAAGGCTGGTAAGGACAGGGAGGAAACCATCTATGAGACGGTGACGCTGAAACTGAAGATTCCGAACTGGAACGTGGCTGTGACGGATGCCTTGAAGAGCCACTGCCACAGATACATCGTAGACTACGTGATGAGCCAGTTCCTGATGGATCAGTTTGCGGATAAGGCTGGAACGTATGGAGAAAGCGCTACCGCTGACTACAATAACATCAAGAGCGACTTGCTGAGCCGGGATAACTATACGCTGAGACGGCCTAGCTTTACTTAAGAGGCGGACTTGGGGGCTATCTGGGACCAGGCGATGGAATCGCCTGGAACGGTGACTTCTTTTTCTTCATTTATTTTGGGTGTTTATGGAAAGAGCCTTCGCTATCGGGATTCTCCTGATTTGCGAAGGCTCTTATTTTTTCTGGCTAGAACTTGTTGAAACGCCTGATAACTTCGAGGCGAGTGGCAAAGTACTGATTCATTGACTTCATCTTAAGATAGAGGGCTATGCGGAAGAAGCGATAGCTGTGAGTAGCCATGTAGCTGGACTTCATGCCGCCCAAGCGGCCGATGTAATGCCAATTCTGATTATCATTGCTACCATATAACCACATGATTGGTATGCTGCCAGACGTGAGGGAATGGATATAGCCTGTAATGGCATCGGGAGCGTTCTCCTCATCGAACTTCAAGGTACGAGTAACTATGATGCCATGATACTCGGTATCATCCTCGTAATCGTAACCGCTATCCAAAACTATTACGCTACCGTCTCGATACTGAATGTATGGGTGAGGGTAGGAGTTGATGGCTGTGAGCACATTCTTGATGAGGAAGGTGCTCCAGGCATTATCCTTGATAGAATAGCAGAGGGCTACGGTATCGGCAGAGGCTTCCTTGGTCTGCTGGCTGACATCCAGGCAGAAGATGCGAGAGTTCTTGTAATCGTAGATAACCTGGCATCGCTGGAAGAAATCTATAGGCGAGGAGGTGAAATCTATGAGCTGGCGCATCTGTGCCTTGATGGTCTTGGTGGCTGCATCATCGCCTTCGGCAGCAATGAAGAAGTTGAAGAACTTGCCAAGATTGCTTACTATATTGAAGCCTGGGCCATCCAAGACATCTGACATGGAAACCACCTGAGACTCTGCTATGCGACTGAGGGAGCGATTTGTGGCGAAGAGCACGGACTGGTCTAGCTGGGTGATGGACTTCGGATTGCTGCAGACCTCACGGCTGATAGGGTGGATGCTGCTATAGGTGCCTTGGGAGGAGACTTCCAACGCCCAGATACCATCGGTGGAGAACGCCATGAGAGGGTACTGACCAAACTGCCCCTGACTGAGGGCACGCGTGGTGGAGGCTATGCCCTGAATGATGCCGATACCTACGGTGTTGATTCCGTTCAGAGGGAAATAGAAAGGGTTATCGGACTCTGAAGTGTAGATCTTGTTGCTCATATCGACTACATCATCTACGGAATAGGAGAAGGAGGATATGCGATATTTGGATGGACTGTATGAGAAATCGCCCATGTGCATAGCGCCATTCAACTCATTGCATTCCTTCAGGACAAACTCATAAATGTCACCACCGTCTGTGAATATGATCATCTTCTCGGCACGTGAATCCGGGTAGAACTTAGGCATATTGATGAGCGTGTAAAGTTCGGTCTTGATGTTAGAGCCGGAACATTCTACATACTTGAAGCCTTCCGTGGTTTTGAGCTGCACGACAATCTGGCTGATGGTGACATTGCTACCATTATAGAAGTTAGAAGGATATGGAGGATATGGGAACATTTCGAAAGGAGAGAAGCCTGAAAACAGTTTCTCGCTCATGCCATAGAGATTCAAGCGATGATTGTAGGCATAAGTGCCTTTGGCAAAGAGACTGTTGTGGGTTTTGTAGTCGTCTTTCATCTGTTCCTGGGTGGATATGTTATAGACTGCAGACTTATCCACCGGCACTTCTGCCCGGTAGGCACTTGACAACTCATCCACCTGCAGTGATGCCACCTTATAGAGGGCAGAGGTGTTCTTGATCTTGTCGGCATAGGCTGAATCGGAGAGCGATGGGATGTTGACTGTGATGACACCATAGCCACGCAGTTTACCATTAAGAGTACGAGTGGCTATGGATTCGAAGAGACCTTTTCCCAATCCGTAGCATGCTTCTGTAACATTGAAAGAAACTACTTTCTCACTTTGGTCTGCCTTAAGAATCGGGGTGGAAATAAATATGTCGACCGACTTGATGATGTCGTTCCACTGTTTCAGCTCCTGGATGAGAGAATAGCTTCTGATGGTGTATTGGAGGGATACGTTACGAGGATAATATGTCATGGTAAGTTTGTTGACCTTCATAGAGAATACCATTTCGCCGCTGGAATCGGTTATTCTTTGCTCAAAAGAATCATCATACTCAAAATCCTTTGCGCCTGTGACTTCTGATCCTACCGGATTTTCCGGCTTGGTACTTTTAGCCCAGCCATTGGTATAATAGACCTTGAAATTGTTTGGCACCAGGACTGGCATGAGGACTGGCGCAGAGTGCATAATCATTGTGCCATCGTAAAGCCGATAACAATAACGCACCAAGAAATTGGCATAAAAACGTCCGTTCTTGGCTATGAGATTGTTAGTACGATTGATTAACGCCCAAAGGCTCTGGGTAATATCCGACTGTTTTTCTTCCTTGATGCTATATGCAGTCTGTCCGGGAGAATGGAAATCAGCAGATGCCTTGGCCGCAGAAAGAACATCGGCAGAACTGACGGTGGTTTGTTGCCAAACATAGTCGGTCTCGTCTATGCTACCAGTTGTTTCCAATCCACCTCCATGGGTATAGGATTCCGTATGGTTGTATGACAGACTGAAGGAAATAGGAAGAAATGGTGGTTTCTGCCCAAGATAATAGTAAGAGCCTTCTTTCCACAGGGCATAGTGGATGCCATCGGTGGCGGTGATGATGAGGGTATTGCCGATGGAGTTGATGGAGAGTATGGTGGAACCGTAGTCGAAGGACTTGATCGGGGTGGATGAGCCTAGCGTGCCATCCTGCATGAACCAATAGATGGAGGATGAGGCTATGGCTATGAGGTGGTGATAACTGCCAGTTTCGTGAACATATAAAATCTTAGCCACCTCACCATTAACGGTGAGGGGCTGAGAGAGGGGTGTGCCAGCGACAATGGCAGGGCGTAATGCACCATCGTGCAGCTCTAAATTGCCACAGAGGGCCAGTGCACCGTTTTCTACTGCCATTTCATCGGGAGTGAGGCTGAGACCTTTGTATCTGATTGATTGTTGCATCTTTCTTAATGTTTAATGTGTTGTGCTTAATGTTTAATTATCGGCAATGGGATGGGTCGGCACGATTGACTACTGCCAAAGCCTGAATGATGTCATTGCATATCATGATGTTTTCGAGGTGGTCAGAGACTACCAAGTCTATCTCCTGAGTATCAGGTGGAATGCCTGGTATATGATTGAAGAGTTCCTTGACGGTGCTGGCGCTACAACCGTGGAGTTGAGACTTGCGCCCATATAGAGGGATAGCAAGATTATGGCTGGAAGACTTGACAATGTACATCTGAGAGTCATGGAATAAGAAGATGATCTTATCTCCTCGCTCCAAACCAAGAAGTTTAATTGGGGATGAGCGCAGAGTGATGCGCCCATTCTTGTTGAGGGTTAGCCCACGCTTTTGATGGCGTGGACGGTTGAGGATGTAAATATCAGTTTCGTTCTGCATAATCTGTAGGTTTGTGGAGCCAGAAACGGAAGTAGTCGTTTTCGGCATCCTGGTTACGTACTTTTACATATTCCCTGGTAACGTAGAAATGCTTCTTGCGAAGGGTAGGGTTGAGGTTGTAATCATTCAACATCATTGCTGGCTCTACCCTGCCATCAAATGTGATCTCGTACCAGTAGCGATGAAGGAAGAACCATGGACGAATACGGACTTCCTGAATGGTGGTGTAGTTGCTTTTGTCTACCCGGCAAGGAACGATGCTCCAGGAGCCATCTTGCCAATGTTCCACTGTGCGCTCTGAGCCATCGGGGAGCTTTTCGGTCTTGTCAGTGACCCAGGACTTCTGTATCTTAACGAGGAGGCAGACATCGGCTGTGAAGACCTTTGCCATCTTGCGGTGGCAGAGCATTACGTATCGTCCTTTCTTGTCGGGGAGGAGGCTACGCTGCTTGCCGGGACGATTGATAACGCAGACGGTGGAAAGAAACTTCTTGCGGGCCATGGTAAGGAAGTCGGGTAGTTTCGCCTTGGCGTGCATACGGTCGAGAACCTTCTGGACCTTCTTGAAATTCTTGTCGGCTTGGGTCTCATGCAGGGTGATGGGATCCTGAGGCTCTTGGGTCTGCTGCTCACGTATCTTCTTGACATGTTCACGAACTTGCTTCCTGGAAGGAACTTCGAGAAGGTGACCAGTCTTCTTGTCGAGTTTATAATTTGACTTTTGCTGTTTCATATTGATTGTGCTTTAGATGTTACCTCTGTTGATGCAGATGATTTCAAAATGATGATTGTCGCAAATATCGCAGCCGTTGGGCATACGATGGTTGAAGGAGCAGGGGATGTGCTCCTTGAACAAATCGCAGTTATGGCAATGCTCTGGGACTTCTTCATGCTCCAAGTTGTCTTCAACATGTGGGGTGGAGGATGGCTTGTTAGGAACAGCCCGGACAATGCGCCCGAAGAGATCATAGAACTCTCCCGGCATGACGCTGGTTGCTTCTCTGAGAGAAGGAAGGGTGTAACCCATCTTGCGGATGAACCAGAGACGGAGATAAATGATGAAACGTTTCAACTTTTTCATATATGATTGATGTTATATATATATTAATAATGTGGGGCTAAGTTACGAGAAATGTGCGGAAGAGAAGTGATAACTTGCGCAACTTAGCTTGTTGAGAACCAAATTGCGCAAGAATTGTCAGTGATTACTCGGTTTTATCGTCCTTCTCTTTCTGCTTGTCAGTGGAAGGCTCATGCTCGAAGACATCAAAAATCTTGGTCTCGCTGAGGCTCTTCAACTCATAGTCTATCATGGTCTTGCCCATAACCTCGTCTACATAACGCTTGGCACGTTCGATGCTCTTGGCTTGGATGAGGTAGTTGACATAGGTACGCTTCTCCTTATCCTTCTTTTCATCAATGGTGATGAAAGCCAAACGAGCCTTGAACCAAAGATCATCGTCAAAAACATCTGAGAAGAAAATCTCATTGTAGTTGGCTGGGTTGATGTTGGCAACCTTAAACTCGTCTGAGACATAGACGGACATGTTATCGATGATGCTAGCTTCTGCCTCGGTGAAGGAGAGGGCATCAACAACATACAGCTCGTTTACCAATTTATCGCTTCCATCCTCCTGGGTCTTCTCATAGCGTACCTTGCACTCGAACCATGTGCTTGTACGAGAGCGGAGGGAAGAACCATTACCTGTGCCAATGAAGGACTCCTTTGGCTGGTTCTGAGACTTGTCTTGTGTCTTAGCCTCTTCCTGAGGCTTTTTTTCTGTCTTGTTCATAATCTTAAGAATTTAAATTGTTATTAATAATTTTGTCTATCTCTTCCTGAGGTAGCTCTTTTCCGTCTTTGCCAAGATATTCCTTGCAGATGAAATACATGGTGCCAGGAGGGTCGGGATGGCGGTAGTGGAAATTCAACTCTATATTGGCAAGCTGCTCATCCGAGGAATTAAAGATAGAACGAGCCTGATGTGCTCTTGGCATACGTTCCATGACGTGGTACTGGATGATGTAGCCATCTTTCTTTATCTGCTCGTCTTTGAGAAGAATGAGCATCTTATCTATCTTGGCTTCTTTCTCCTTGATGGTCTTGAAGAGGGAGTTGACCAGCTCCTTGTCGGGCTGTGTCTTCTTCTTCTCTTGGAAATATTGGATGGTTGAGGCTCTAAGTTCTGCCACCAGAAGAAAAAATCTTCCGTTGTCGTTCTGAGGGACATCATTTCCGTCTGCCTTCATGATGATGCCATCGACACGCTTTTCAAGTTCGATGGACTGGCGCAGTATCTTCTTATCGCGGTGTGCCCAATATTCCTTTTCCGTGGTTCGCATAGCTGAAACCAGCTTGCGAAAGGATAATACTGATTCTTCACTCATATCTTATTTGATACCTAAAGTTTGTTTGACTTTTCTGATGCGTTCCTGCTCCTTGGGGAGGAGGTTACCTTTTTCGTCTATTCGGCAGAGGAGGCTGAGGTTGTTTCCTCCTTTGGACAAACGTACCCATTTGTGACAGCCATCATGCTCTATCTGATGGTTGCGCTTCTGTGCCTCATGGAGAAGGCGCTGCTGGCGCTCTTCGTGGGAGACCTTGGAAACTTCATTTTGTACTCTGTTCATAATGCTACTTGTCTTCTGATTCTGAGTTCAATATCTCAAGGCGAGCTTTCAGGGCATCGAAGTAGAGGCTCATACCGTGATATTGGGACTGCAGTAATGCACCCTGTTCCGGTCCGATTTTCTTGGCAATATTTGCAAAGCCATTATCCTGGATAAACTTATGGAGTTTCATTAAGCGTATTCTCAACTCTTTGAACTCGATTTCCAGACGGTCCTTGAAGTCTTCTGCTATCTGGTATGATTTTTCGAATACTTCTTTAGGGGACCATGAATCGTAGGTGCTGCCATCTGGGTTGACGTACTGGACGTGATAGCCTTCTCTCCATTCGTGGCCGTCTTTATTGGCTCTTGCAAAGCCTTTCTCTACTGCGACAGATTCATTCATCGGTTCTGCCTTGACCGTTTTGGTACCTTTGTACTGCTTTAAAGTTGTTTCTTCCATAATTAATAATGTTTAAAATGTTTATAGTTCTATTACTTCTGCTTTGTCGGCAGGAATGTCGTAGTAAGGGATGGAATATCCTTTGTCCTTCATTTCGTCCGGGAGATAACAGCGGTAGTATTTTCCGTAGAAGTTTTGCCATTTCTCCTTGACTGTGAGTATTGTTCCAGCCGGAAGCTCAGGCTTCGGCTTGAATGAAGAACGAGGATAACATCCTGTTTCATGCTCATCTGCTGCACAACAACATGAGGAATAACATAAATGAATCTTCATATTTACTTCTTTTCTTTACTAATTTTTATTGCTTTTCTTGCCAGTTTTCCTAAAGTCGAAGAACTAGCTTTAGGAAAGCGTTCTTTGAACTTTGCTCTTACTGCATAGAATATTTCGCTTTTTCTTTTTGCTTCTCTGTATTTGTCTTGTATGGAAGACAGTTGGCTGATAGCCTCTCCAGCTTCAATGGTAAAGCTATCATCAGAGCTTGCTTCAATCTCTGTTGTAATTTGAGACCAAGCAAAACTTATAGCATCGTATTCTGATTTTGTTAAGTATATATTCATTGCTCTAATTCTTCCTTTGTTATACGCTTTAATAGTCTTCAAATTCGTTTGATTTCTTAATGATGTAATTGCTATCAATTCGTATGCGAGCATCGAACATGATGCATCTGGCTAAAACAAGCAGGATGTGGTCGTTACTGACACCGGAGAACATCGGGAATGAAATGGTACATTTTCTGTTCTGTACATTTATTGTATCAAAATGGTAATTTTCATCTGAGTTCTTTGTTGGCAAACCTAAGATGCTGTATGTATCATCACTACCAATCTTCGCGAGAGTGAAATTATATTCCGTCTCTTCGCCATCTTCACAGATACTGATATGTACTTTCTTCCAACCATAGAAATCGTTGTCAGATACTTCAAGTTCAAAGCTGTTATTGCTATCAACATCTTCCAGATCTACTTTTTGCATCATATCTTCTGCCAAATTGGTGAGCAAAATGGTTCCATCACCTTCTTCTTTAAGATGAGTGAATCCTTTTCGAAGTGCCTGCGCAAAGCTTTCGACACATTTCTTGTTGACGAAATTCTCTATCTCGGCAGTCAAGGATTTGCTCAACAACTCTGAGAACTCAGGCAATTCGAGACAAGTAGAAGGCGCATTCTTCGCCATGTATTCCTTCAACTGCTTTCTGTAAGGTGAATTGTAACCGAGATAGTAGTCTTTTACTTCTTCGAGTGCTGCCTTCATAGCAGCATCTTGTGCAGCCTTCTGGATAACATTCATATCCAAGACTGGGGCGGTGATTTTAAAATCTGTTTGCATAATAATTATTTTTCTTTGTTTATATTCTTTTTGAGGGACCAGCGATAGAATCGCTGGGAACGGTGGCTTTTACCCCATTCTTCTTGTTTTCAAAATAATCAAACGTTTATTGCGCTTAACTAAAGTTTCTAACTTTTTCATATCAGATAAATACTTATCCACAGTCTTCATTGTCTTTTTCATAAGCTACTTATTCACTTTGACTAAATTATTGAGTTTGTTATAAGCCTCATAGTCTTCCTTGCTAATTTCAAGGTAATTGTCGAACTGGATAGTGGCAGGATCAGCTATCTCTGAATATCCTTCACTAATCACCTTGAAAGCCTCCATAAGAGGGAACAATGCTGAGCCATCATCCTTCATGATGGTAAAGACAACCTTACACCATGTGTTGGCTATGTCTTTGCGCATGAATGATGCGGCTACATAAAAATATCTTTTCTTCATATTGCTTCTTGTTTTAATTGTTTGTTTATTGCTTCCTGAGCAAGGATTTGCTGCCAGTTGGCTTCATGATAATTTCTTGCCTCCTGCTTCTCTGTTAGTTGTGGGTCGTAGCCACCGAAGCATAAGGCGTCAAATTTCTCATACTCCTTCATCGTATGTGGAGGCTTGGAGCCAGGAGTGGCTGGAATGTAATCCCTAGCGAACTCCTTGGGGATAACTTTATCTATTGTTGAGGCTACTGGGTCGATGATTTCGTATTGAATAATACGGTTCTTTCTCTTTTTAGAAGATCTGTAAATCGGTCTTACCCAACAGATATTCCCCCTGTAGCTAGACATAAGTCTAGAGAAATAATAGGGTTTCCATATTCGATTGTCCCGGAAAGCCCAGCAGACGCCTGTAGGGGAATCTCGGTTATAATTAGCACTATCTGACTTCCAGCAATGGTTGTAGCCGAGGTCGCTGATGTGGCTATGTACACAGAACTTGCACATCCTCATTTTCTCCTGATCAGCAACTGATGGCGTTGGCTTCATCAGGTTTTGTTTGATGTAATTGCTCATAGATGTATATTTTAAAGTTCAACCTTAGCATCAACATATTCCTCTTTGCAATTACAACACGGAGAGATTACGATAGTGATGTTCTCGTCAATACGGAAGTAAGCCCAAACCACGCTATCTTCTTTAGCTTTTGAGAGAAGTGTAATGTGATCTTTTCCAAGAAGAAATAGAGCATCAATTATTGATTTTATATGATTATTGTTAATAAAGAAACCATCCAGTTTTATGACAGCATCCCATTCTGGCTTATAACACTTTCTGATATTTCGCTTGAAAAAACCAAAACCATCGCAGGAAGGACAGCCAAAATCTTTATAATGGGTATTTCCTTTCTTGTCTAGATACTTCCATTCTACAGAACCTGTACCATTACATTCGTCGCAATCTTCCATATCATATTCCTCATCTTCTACTTTCGGCAGAGAATCGTATGCTTTCTGTAGGCTTAAAAGAGGAATATTCAGTTCTTGCTCTGCTACTGGAGGAATTTTCATATCGAACAATTCTGTTCTCTCATACTCGCCTTGGCAAACTTCTGCATTGATGTAGATAGCCTTTTTGCCATCAGAAGCAAAAACCTTGTTGTCTTTGAGAAGAGGCATTGCAGAGAGGCTTCCTTTGCTATAGAACAGTCCGAGCAGTTTCTGTTCGTCTACATTTTCATATCCTATCATAGTTCATCCTCCTTGGTAGTTTTACGTTTCCATTCCCCACAACATTCCCAGTGGAAGCGATGATGGCCGAAGTCGTTGCATGTTCCGCTGTACTTACTTTTTGCTGTAGGCCGGAAAAACTTGCAGCTCTTGCAAGAGCGATTGCAGTGAGTGTAAACTAGATAGATGAATGTGCTGGCCATAACAACCAGGCACAGCATGATGATGATGAATCCGATTTCCATATTACTTCTTGTTTTTAATGATTTTGTTTAATACCTGCTTGTTGTGCTCAGTATCATCATTGATGAGGTGATAAGAGCGAACTTTCTCGAAGGCGTTGACTTCGGCTGCTTGCATGTAAGCCTTGACCACTTCGATGAAATCTTCTAGGGAACGACAGAGGGCGTACTTGTAGCCAGCGCACTGCCAATAGCCCTGGAAGCGTTTCTGATTGGCAGACTGATTGTTTGTCTTACCATACTTAAGTTCGATGCCCAAGCCGAAGTAAACTTTTGGGTTCTCGTAGATGATGCCTGTCTTGCCATCCTTCATGGAAGGGAGAGCAAGGATGAGGTCGGGAACGCCTGGGACCACGCCCGATGCTGCATTGATGGCTAGCTTCTTGCCACTGGTAGCACCGTCTGCCTCGTTCTTGGGATGGAAGAGGAGTGTGGAGAAAGCTGGGTACTGTAGTCGAAACCATCGTACACAGGCTATCTGCAACTGACCTTCACGCTGCACCTTCTTCTGTTTGGTAGCAGATTTCTTGGTGTATTCAGGATAATTGCCGTTGAGGCGGTCGATTAATTCTTGTCTGTCCATAATCGTATGAATTAAATTGTTTGTTACTTGTATCTTAGTCGCTGAGGAGAGACTGGAGATAATTCTGAGTCTGATCATCCAAGTCGGCCAGTGACTGTTCTTCTTCTGCCACCGATGGATTCCAGCCGATGCCCAGTTTGGCTAGAGTGCCATTCTTGTAGGCATCTTTCACCATCTGTGCCATGGAACCATCCGGGTTCTTCTTGGCGGCTTCAATCCAGCCTAAATACTTCTGCCGTAAGGCTTCGGTCTGTTCTTTCTCCAGTTCCTTCTTGCGTTCTTCCTTCATTCTGAGGCGAGCTTCAATTTCCTCGTTACTTTCCTCGCGTTGAGGCTGAGGAGGAGCAGGTGGTGGAGAACTTGAATGCTGAGGCTTCTTCCCGGCTGAGGCTACAACTGTAGGATTGTCGAAGGTTCCTTCCATCAGAGCCTCGTAGTTCTTCGGATTGAAGAGCCAGTTGAAGGAGATATAGCATCCACCATCCTTGCGCCCTGAGAGAAGATCGGAGTTGAGAGCCTTTCGAAGCATCGGTTCTATATCCTCGAAGGAATAGTCTGAGATAAACTTTGCCACCATCTTCTTGCGGTCGGGAGTCATCTTTGAGATTGGCTTGACCTGCGTGCCCAGAAAGAGGCGATTGAAGAGTCTTAGCACTTCCGAGAACTGAACTTCCGGATCCAACGACTTTTTTTCTTTTTCTTTTTTTTGTGTGTGGGTGTGGGCTTTCTCCTTTCTTTGTTTGTTTTCTTTTATAGGGGGTTCGGGGGAAATGTTTTCTTTTATTTGTTTCTTTCCTCTTACTTCTGTGCCCTTACCATTGCCCTTGGGTGTGCCCTCAACTTCGGCAGAATCTTCGGAATCACCTTTATTTAAAGGGGTTTCGGAGTGTAAAATCTGTGCCCCAGATTGTGCCCTTTGCTGTGCCCCTTGTTTTGTCTGTGCCCTAGATTGTGCCCTATTCGTGCCCTTAACTGTGCCCTTAACTGTGCCCTTGCTAGTTTCAGAATCTTCGGAATCGCCTTTATTTAAAGGAACTTCGGAAGATTGAATCTGTGCCCTAGATTGTGCCCCAATCTGTGCCCCGAAGTGTGCCGTAACCTGTGCCCCTTGGTCTCTTTGCCACGGTATGATGCAGTGGGATAGGGGGTGAGAACTGTTAACGTAGAGTTTGGTTGAGGCTCTTGGAGCAGAGCACTTGGTGATGATTTTCTCGGCTATGAGCACATCGATGGCGACACGGATGGTCTTGACCGTGGTATGGAGCAGTAGAGCCAAATCACGATAGGAGAGGGTGGCAGCGGAAGCCTCGTTGTGAGCGGAGGAGAGGAGCACATGGATGAGCACCTGAACGACCACAGGACGATGGAAGTAACGCCACTGCAACAGCTCTGGAGTAAATATGTAGCCATCTGTTTTCATTTTTATTCTTCTTCTTTATTTGGAATGTAGAATTTACGAATCTATCATTTATTTGTTTTCTTCTGCCTCGATGGCACGGAATATCTCGTAAGCCACTTGTGGGACCCAGGCATTGCCGTAAGCCTTTATGGATTCTTGTCGCCACTTGGGGAAGAAATGGTAAGGCTGTCCACATCAAAGGGAATCCCATCATTTCCTCTACAAACAGGGGATTGAGTTGGGAAGTTCCTCCACCTACTTTGTGGGCAATCTGCTCCGATAGATTGGCTTTCTCCTTGTTGTGGTTTTTGAGAGCTTGCATATTCATGTTCGCCCTCATCCCATCCGCAGCCATTGGCATGAGGAGATAGTGGAAATCCAGAAAGTCGGTCAGCCCATTCGGGCGAAGTGCTCCATTCTTTCGGCTGTACATCCCTTTTGCACCCTGTTCTTTCAGTCCCTTTACTCGGTTGGAGTGTTTTACCTCCATTGCCGTAGGAGTGGGAAGAAGACCATTGACCGCTAAGGCTGTTAGACCTTGCCTCATCTGGGAATTGGGATTGATGGTCTTGGTGAACTTGTTGGCTTCTATGCTGCAAGGTGTGGGAAGCAAGCCTTTTCGAGCGGCGAGTGCCAAGGTTGGGCGTTCTGCTGCATTCGGTGAAAGGCTCTTGTTTATTCTTCCTCCTCCTTTGTCGAGTGCCGTGGGCGTAGGAAGGAGTTGTGCCACTGCCATGTCTTCTAGACCTAGGCTGTGGTCTGTCTTGCCTTTCTTCGGATTTCTTCGCCCTCGCTCGTTGATTTCCATGTCCTTGTTGGCTATGTCCATCGCATTGGGTGTGGGCAATATGTCCGAGAACATCACTTGTGAAGCCAGGCTTCCGTATGTCGTTCCGTTCCGATAACCGTTCTTTTTGGCTCTTTCCTTGAATTTCTTCGGATCTTCGGTTATCATTACTGCTGTTGGGGTTAGAAGGAGTTGTTGATATTCTTCTTGCAACAATCCATACTCTATCCCTTCTGTGGGGCGCTCCGACACTGCAAGCTGGAATAACAATCGGTTGGACGGAATATCCTTCGGCTTCGAGGTCTGCACAGATTTTGTCGAGGGTGAATCGGCTTTCCTCTCGGTATAGGTAATTCTCTTCGAAAAGATAGTCTGTACGTCCCATCTGAGTGACTTGGCAGGACTCCACCATCGTCTTGATTCCATTAACGTTTTCACCAACGACCCAAGTGGGGTGTATCTGCCGTATCGCTCGAAGCATCTGTGGCCAGAGGTAGCGGTTATCGTCCGCTCCCTTTCTTCTGCCAGCGAGGGAGAAAGGTTGGCAGGGGAATCCTCCGGTGAGAACATCGACTTTTCCCTGCCACTGATGGAAGTCTGTTTTGGTAATGTCTTCATAACTTTCTGAATTTGGGAACCAGTATTGGAGCACCTTGCGAGGGAACTCTTGTATCTCGCAATGGAAGAGGTTCTGCCATCCCATCATGGATGCCGCGACCTCAGCACCACCGATTCCGCTGAATAAACTAGCGTGATTCATATTGCTTACTTTTGTTTCTGTTGTGTTCCGGGAGCCACTGTAGGTGAGCAGCCTTAGAAGGATCACGGAAGAGGGATTTTGCCTTATCTATATCTGGATTCAGCATTATCTTCTTTTCTTTCTTTGCTGCAGCTCTTTTCTTCTGATAGTATCTGCGCTGGTACTCCTTCACCTTTTCGGGGTGATTCTGTCTCCAGCTTTTAGACTTTTCCAGCAATTTTTCTTTGTTGCGCTGATAGTATCTCTGATAATATCCAATGCCGTTGGCTCGTTTCTTGGCTGCATTTTCCCGATATAGCTTCTGCTTTTCGGGATGATCCTTGATGTATTTGCGAGAATAGGCGAGCATTTTATCACGATGCTTAAGATAGTATTCTCGCTGCCTGGCTATGCGGTCTGACTTTGCTTTTTCTGATTCCATAATGATTGAAATTATATAAAAACCACATTTCTGTTTTCCTAAAATGGGTCAGTGGTGAATGCCATTTTCTCATTACCTTCGTATTTAATGCATTGGACAAAGTCACCTACCTGCCCGGTAGGCAATAGCAAAGCGTTGTACATGTATGGGGAATGATCACCTATACGTGTTTGTACAAAGATTGCTGGTCTCCATTTAAGTTCATCAAGGTTGCGCACAAGAACCTTATCGAAGGTTCTGAATGATAGCCGTTCCTTGTTCTTTTTCCATAGAGTGTAAGCCTCTTGGAACAAACTGGCTTCATCCTCTGTCGCTTCTCGAAGTTCCTTTTGTACGCTGATACGCATGTCGAAGGCTTGGTCGGTCACGAACTTCTCGGTCTCAATCTCATACTGATTGCCAAATGTCAATGTGTCTTGGCTTTCGTTCTTGGCGATGAGTTTGCCTATGATGGTCAACTCATCGCCATCCTCGTCTTCTTCGTTGAAGACGTAAAGGTTGCCAAGTTCGAAGTCAGGCATCGTCTGTTTGTTGTTCTGTTCCATATTGTCCTCCAACTCTTTAAGTGCTTTCTGTAAATTATTGCGAGCCATTTCACAAAGCCTAATAGTAAGCAAATCATAAGATAGCTGCTCTTTGGCACGTTTAATATACTCAATAGCTTTTTCTTTGTTCATTTCTTATCCTCCTTTGCCTTTAAGTATCTTCGCTTGAAACTTTTGAACTGTCTGTTTATAGCATAAGCCTCTTCATCGAAGTCATCATCCAAAGTACCAGACATAGCCATAAGAGATTCTGTAGCTTGTAAGAAAGCTTCAAAGTCCTTTTCTGTTACATTCATTTTTGCCATATTCTCTTCTTTTTACCCTCTCCCTGTTGCCAAGGAGAGGGTGGTTAGTTAATCATTAACTTCAACAAACTTTCCGTTTCTAAGTTGATACCAAGTATCAGCCTTGATGTTTTCTCCGTCAACGTACTCTGTCTTAACGCATACTGGAACATTATGATTTTTCTCATCGCTCCATTTCCACTCTGCCAGCGTTATCCATGAGCCTACCTTTGCTTTGGCTTTGGATTTGTTTCCAGCACACATAATAACGGAATCTTCTCCAGTGCTATCAATCTTAGCAGAGTCACCGCTTGAACCAATCTGAGCAGAGTAACCGCTTGAACCAATCTTAGCAGAGTAACCGCTTGAACCAATCTTAGCATAGTCACCGCTTGAACCAATCTTAGCATAGTCACCGCTTGAACCAATCTTAGCATAGTAACCGCTTGAACCAATCTTAGCATAGTCACCGCTTGAACCAATCTTAGCATAGTCACCGCTTGAACCAATCTTAGCATAGTCACCGCTTGAACCAATCTGAGCATAGTCACCGCTTGAACCAATCTGAGCATAGTCACCGCTTGAACCAATCTGAGCAGAGTCACCGCTTGAACCAATCTGAGCATAGTAACCGCTACTGCTCAACGCATCATCTGTCTTTACTTTAGATGGTGAGGTAATATCTTTCAGCCACTCGACACCAACCTTAATGATGTCTGCCAGCTTCAACTCAGCCTTAATCTTGATATGCGAAGAACAAACCTTTGTCGAATTTTCTTCTTCTTCAATCTTGCCAGACTGTTCTACCTCTGCATAGCGAGAGCTAAGCATATCGTAGTAGTCCCACACTTCCATTGGAGACTTGCAAGCGTGGAAACCTCGGTTACAACACTTGATTTCTCCGTCCATTTCATACTCTTTTCCAACTTCGTACTGGAAATTACGGCATTGCATATTCTTGTCGAAAGCCTTGTACGAGGTGATTACTTTTTCACTCATATTCTATCTATTTATATCCTTGCGGACGGTTCGTTACTAAAGCTCATCAAACTCTTTCTTAATGCTATCTAAAGCCTTTTTTATAGCATTCTTTATGTCGGCAGATTCTTTTGGCGCATACTTGTTTATATCTATTAGAGCACGCCCCAGTATATTTTCATTAACACTCATATCATTACAATATCTATCTATAACTCCGTTATAATCACCAATTAAGCTGCTTAATTGGTTAGCTCTATCTAATTTTTGTTTATCCATATTGTTAACTGTTTATTAGTTAATCTATTTTTCATTCACATGGCAGTTTCTCCTGATGCTCCACGTATCTTTTGTGCTTAAGGCAATACTTGCCATTGATGCAGTTACGCCCATCATGGCAGAGGAGGCACTTGCGAGCTGCATAGGTGCTCTTACTTCTGGAATCGCTCATAATAGTAAGTTACTATCTGATGCTCGGTAGGTTGAAAGCCATTACGAGTGGTAAGAGTATCTACTATCTCATCATAGGTACTCTGAGGCATCTGTAAAATGAGATTCTCATCATGATAGCCCTGAGAGAGTTTACTGAGGCAGAGCCATCCAAGGACTAGCCAGATGGCAATGCAGAAGATGGTCTTAATTGTTTTCATAACTTTATCTTATTTGGGACACAGATAGTCTTGAACTTGGCAGGCACAGGCTTCCAACTCTGATACTTTGTATTCGTGGCGAGTAATTTTGCCATTTCTGCCTCTAGCAAAATCCTTCACCTTTCCTTCACGCTTCCATCGCTCTACGTTTTTTCTTCCGTAGATGTCGTATGCCTTGGCTTGTGTGAGGAACGGACGTTTACCCACAGCCTTGCAGACTTCTTCTTTCACAACGTTGCGTATGGCTGACAGAAATGTATCAAAGGATAGCATCTTATCTGCAAACTGGATTTGTACTACTTCGTTCATGACTATTGTTTTTATTTGGTTCTTGTAACTGTGATGATCTCTTTCTCCCGGTTGATTTTGGTTCTAAACTTACGACAGTAAATTACACCTAATTCCGAGCAGGTTGTCTTGATCGTTCTCATTCTCTGGATAGGGAAACTGATTGATTTACCCAACTCCAGTTCTCTGATCTGAGGTCTGAGTGGTACTTTTTCTTCTGACATATTGCTTAATTTATTTATTATTTAACTAGTATGAAATCGTAAACAAACACGAATGGGTTACTTGCCCATGTATCTTTTCCTGAAATCTTATCAATGAGTATAGCGAATGGATTTCTTGGCGTACTATAGGTTGCAGATTCATCTGTGATGCTATAGAAATGCGCCTTGTTTATTTTACTCTCAAAATCTACAATACCTTCTGCAAGGCAGTCTTCTTCGCTGATGTCCTGCAATCGTTCTATTCTCACATTAGTGATATGAATGTGATAAGGCATGAGGTCTGCCTTAACGAACATTTTGTTTTTGCAACCTTTCTCGTATTTAATATACTCTAATGGCATCCCATGAATGCCACAAAGGCGATAGAACTCATCATTGTCTGCAAGGTCTATGTATCTTTGCGCAATAGCTACATTTTCTCCAACCTTGTATGGTGAATGTTCCAATGCGTAATCAAGCATTTCTTTCAGTTCTTTACCCTCTGCTTTATAAAGTCGGTCTTTACAAGATTTCTTCCAAGCAGCAATAGATTCTTTTGCCCAACCTTCGTACGTGTACAAACGCTCGAATAGCATTGTAGGATTCAGAATACGTCTTGTCTGAGTCTTGCGACCTTCCAGAACTGCTTGGGTGAGACCGTACTGGTCATTGAACATTATCTTTTTCATTTTGTGCCTCCTTCCTCTTTGGTAGGAACTAAGTCCTTGATGTAAGCCCAGTAAGCGAAGCGGAAATCTTTGCGGATGATTCCGTTCCACTTCATCTTATCGCTTATGTTGAAAGTATCATAAAACTTATGCAGGCATTTTTGTTCTAAGTTTATAAGAACCGGATGAGTGAAGTTTTTGGAAACACCGATGATAAAGGTGTGCAAATTTTCTGGAACTTCCTTTGCTTTATGCCATGATTGGCTGAGGCTGATGTATTCCACCTCATTTTCATAACACCAAGGGTACAAATCTTTTGGAACCTTATTTTTGTGTCCAATCCAATATTCTTTATATGAAACATTTCCTACGGCCATTAAGCCTGAGTCGTGTATCAAAGAATTTGTTCGAACCCATAACCTTTTAGGCGCATCGGGAACTTTTTTATCTTCATTCTTCATTTTTCTTCAAATTTATTTGGTACTTATGTATTTATTTACTAACTTTATGGTGCAAAAGTAATAAAAAAGAATGTAACTACATACAAATGTATTTAATTATTAAGTTAGTTAAATACTATTTTATGTTTATTAATATAATATATAAATAAAATAGGATTTATGAGCGAACTTAATGTAAATATCGGCCTAGCTATTGAACAAAGAGTAAATGAGCTTGGCATTTCAAAGTCTGAGTTAGCCAGAAGACTGGGGATTGCTCAGCAGAACGTGAATAAGGTAGTATTTAGTAAGGAATCGCTAGATACAGGTAAGTTAGTGGAAATTAGTAAAGCCCTCGATTTTAACTTCTTCGAGTTATTTGTGAATGTTACAGCTAAAACGACTTCGTTGTTTAATGCTGAGAAAATGCAGTCTTTAATAAATAAGAATGGATGGGGGAATAACGATTTTGCCGCAAAACTAGGTATTACTCGAAATGAACTCAACAATATCATAGATGGAGGTGATCTTTCTTTGAGACTAGTTGAGAAAATGGCAGAGGTGTTGGGAGTCAAACCTACTGAATTGATAAATGGTGTATCAGGTACATCTGAGGCTTCAGGAAATGGTGATCAAGCTATGTATGAAGAGTTGATTGCTTTAAGAGCAGAGAATAAGGTGCTGAGGGAGATCCAGGGTCTTTCAGCAAGGAGTCAAGTACATGTAGGATAGTAAAAATGTGGTAATATGGGATTTACTGAAGATGATTTTGGAAAAACATTTGAGAAAACAAAACCTAAGATGACAGAAAAATTAGATACAACAAAATATCTTAATTATTTTCAGTTCTCTTGTTTTAGGTTCTTTAGCTATTTGAGTTTACGGTTTCTTAAGAATCGCTTGATAGACTATCGGGTCGTTCGATGGAAAGTTGAGCATAATATAGGTTTAACCGATATGGAGATGTTTTTGGCAAAAATTGATCTTGCCAAACTTAAAGAACGGAAAGTTTATTTTATTGATTATGTTAGTAAGTGGGGAACATCATTATTGGACACGAATTATTTAAGTAAAAATGAAGTTACGATAAGTTTCTATGCTTCCAAATTTAATAATGAAATACAAAGAGGCAAACGTTATTTAAAACTATCCGTGTTCATCTTTTGTGTTAGTGTGTTAATGCTAGGTTACTCAATAGGCAGGTTGTCTTCTTCTAGTAATGCTGAGGCTGATGGCTTCCAAACAGAGGTAACAGCAGGAGGCAACGTATATGTATCGGATAGCCCTGGCTCTAAGCGATACCACAAGGACAGAAATTGCCCAGCTCTTAAGAGAACTACAGGCAAGATAACAAGAACAGATGAATCAAATGCCATCGACCAAGGAAAAACTTTGTGTGGATGGTGTGGAAAATAGATAATGATACAGTAAGGTAAGTTTAATCAATATAAATAAAGTAATTATGAAATTGAAGTTTATATTATTATTCATGATGTTTGCCTTGTTGTTGGTGACATCTTGCAGCAAAGATGATAATCAAGACGCATCAAGTAACTTCATAGAAGTTGATGGAGTTAAGGAACCTATATTAAAAATGGTGGCAGGAGATTACTCTATCATAGAGCAACAACCTACACGAGGTACAGGAGACTTTTATGGTTTTGAGTTAGTATCTAGTTCAAAGAGAAGTCTAGAAGTCTTTCTTCCACATTATGAGACAGGAACAAAAATATCATTAAGCTCTTATACTGGATATACGATTTCCGGCTATGATAACTTTTGGATCAATTCTAAATCAGATGTGAGTGAAGATAGTTATTTGCAGATTTCTAAAAGAAACAACATATATACAGTGGATATTGTTGTGTCATTTAAGAAAAATGGTAAATATCATAACTTAAAGGCTCATTACGTAGGTGACATGGTTGTTGAGGATTGATAGTTATGATGTTTAGAAGTAAAATATAATTAATATAAAGTTTATAAATTGTTTTGAAAGAAACGCAGAAACGTTAGTAAATACAGTGTGTTATGAATTTGGTTTGGAAATTGGAGAGCATGTTTTTGTAATTGCTTGATATTTAGAGAATTGGCGTAAATGCCTGGTTCCTAGATAGTCACAAATATAGTGTTTTAGAAACGTTTGACACGTTAAACGTGACAAACAAGAGCGTTTGTTTTGAAATTGCTTTGAAAATAAAATTACTATGGCTACATTTAAAATTGTTGTTCAACATCAGAGATCTGATGGCTTTTACCAAGTGTATATCCGAATGACTCACAATCGTAGATCGCTTTATATCAAGACGAGCAAGATGGTGGGGCAGAAGGGCATCGTGAAAGGTTCTCATGATGTGAGGGATTCCTTTGTGCTAAATTCGCTGAACCAAACTATTGAAGAATGGATGTTCAAGCTAAATAAGCTAGACATCCGTTCTTGGAGTGCTGAACAGGTTAGGGACTATCTGGAGCAAAATGATGCAGATGTGTGTTTTTCTGACTTCGCTAGAGAATACATTGGTGAATTGTCTGAAACATTGAAGCCTCAGTCTCTCGTAAATTATCACAATACCTTGAATAGTATAGAAAAATATTGTGGTTCAAAGAAAGTGATGTTTAGTGAATTGAACACCAAACTTGTGCAAGGCTGGATAGATAGTATGAAGGATTCCAAGGCAAAGAAATCTTATTATCCTCAGTTTCTAAAAAAAATGTTCAAGGCAGGTGTGGCTAAATATAATGATTATGATAACGACATCGTAAGGATAAAGGTGAATCCTTGGACTAAAGTTGAGTATCATAAGCATGCTATTCCCAAAAAGCGTGCTATCTTGATGGAAGATTGCAGAAGGATTTTTTCAGTAATTCCTTCTTCTAAGACCGAATGTTTGGCTGTGGATGTGTGCAAGATGGTATTGTGTCTTGCTGGAATTAATGTGGCTGACCTGTATGAAATGAAAAAGGTTGATTATTATGATGGTATTTTGCATTATAAGCGACAAAAGACACGGACGGTTAGAGCTGATGAAGCCTATATAGAAATGAAAGTACCTGATATGCTCATACCTACGATGACTAAGTATCTTTCAGATAAAGAAGACCCATATCTGTTTAATTTCCATAAAAGCTATGGATGTAGCAGGTCGATGGATGGTAATTTGTGTCTGTTCCTGAAGAAATTCTGTATCAACACCTTGAAGGATGTTGATTTGAAGATAACACCTTATACTTTTCGCCATACCTGGGCTACAATAGCCCAAAATGATGTTGGTGCCAATTATGAAGAGATAGGCTTTGCTATGAACCATATAAGTACCCACAAGATTACCATGGGCTATGTGAAACCTGATTTCTCTAGAGCATGGGAATTAAATGAGAAGGTAGTGGAGAAGATATTTTTCACTAATGACAAGAGTAAACGCCTGGAGGAACATCATGTGCCTGTATTCGATAAGGTGGAAGAAACATTTGAGTTATCTGCTGATGGCTACTTCATGGGCGAGGTTGTGGCTCATGTGGATGGCAAGGGCTACAAGAATACAGATGAGATAATAGAACAGCTCATGGCCAGCATAAATGATACTGTGCCTAAGAACTGTACGATACAAATCAAGGTGAAGAATATCACCAAGGACCAGACGAAGTACTTTGAACGAGTTAGGGACATAAAATAGCTATTTTGTGTTAATACAGATTAAAATTGACCCAATATAAGTTAAAATAGAGCGTTTTTGCTCGATAACCAAGTCAAGGGTAGTCTTCTCTAAAGTTGAAGAAAATTTAGAGAGGGCTACCCATTTTTTATAATTAGCCATTATTAACAATTTTGAGATTTTTGATGTTGATAGTGGTTTCTTGTTTCTCAAATTTCTCTTCCAACTTCATGAAGGATTCCTCCACAGATAAGTTTCGGGTTTCATCATTATTGAAAGATACAGACTGGAGTTTAGGAGCCACGTATGGAAGGAACTTAGCCACCATAGTCAGACGTCCGGCAGGCTCTTCAATCTGCATGAGATCAGTGAAGAGGGAATAATTCTTTTCATTGATGCCGTTGATGTAGCCGATGATGGCATCACGGAGACTTTCACGCACACTTTTGGTAACCTTGTTAGGCGTGCCAGCTTTGCGTCCGCCAGTCTTCTTCCTTTTTGGCTTCGGCTCATTATTATTTTCTTGTTTTACTGCCATATCCTATTGATTTTTAATGTTTACTGATAGTTTTCGGGTGCAAATATAGTGAAAAATAACGAAACTTGGTGTTCAAGTTGCGGAACTTATCACAGATAGGTAAGAAAAGCGCATTACTTTTGAACAGTTTAAACATTAAAATTCGAATTTTATGGGAATTATTGGAAGTATTGCTGGTGGACTGACCTCTGCTGTAGGTGGTGCTCTAGCAGCTAAAGCAAGAAACAAGGGATATAATGATTATATCAACATGTTTCAAGACCGTATGCAACAGGTGAAGGATCATCGTGACAACTTGTATTATCAGGATCCTACTCAGTCAGCGGAGAATCAGGTAGCCGTGACCAATGCCCAGAAGGTATTGGATAATGCCACAGCAACCGCAAAGAACACCAATATTGTTAGTGGCGGTTCTGATGAAGCGGTTGCGCTGAGTAAGCAGGCTGCCCAGGAGCAGGTGGGTAATATCATGCAGCAGGCGGCCGTGCAAGGTGCTCAGACCAAAGAAAATGTGTGGAATACTGCTGATTCGCAGATAGATCAGATGACTAACTACATCGCCACTGCCAAGAAGGAGAAGGCTCTTAGTACTGCTAATGGTATCGCGGATGCAGTTGGTGGCTTGGCTGGAGCTGCAAGTGAATTGCCAATTTAAGGAAGGAGGTAATTATGGGATTTATATTGGATGATTTAACTCCTAAACGTCCGGCAACAGCAGCAACTCCTATTACTGATTTTCCTGATGATAATGCGGTGAAGCCGGAGGTTGCAGTACCAGTTCAGACAACTGATACAGAACCGGGAAAGGGTACAGCCATAGATACAACCGGTATTACTGGGAATGGTGGCAAGGAATCTTTTGCCCAGCAGCCAACCGAGGAAGTTACCAAGGTGGAGCCTAACCAAGGTATCAAGATAGACTGGAGCAGACCTTATGCCGAGATAGAACAGAATCCTATCTTGCAGCAGATGAAGCCGTATGACATCATGAGGGACTACCAGAAGAATGGTGATGGAAACTGGTCAGTCTTTTTGCCATGGCTCAATACTCTGGGTGATGGAGATAAAACCGTAGCAGCCAATGAAGCCTTAAAGAAGAAAGCGGAGAGGAAAGCAAAATGGGAACAATGGGGAAATCTTTTTATGCACTTGGGTAACTTTTTTGGTACAGTTCAAGGTGCTCCATCGCAAAAAATAGAATCTGCACAAGAACTTACTGATCGACAACGCAAGATAAGAGAGGCTACTGAGGCTCTTCGTGCCAAGGGATATAACCAAATGATGGTGAATATCTGGAAGGACCGTCAAGACAAGCAAGCACAGATGCAGGCAGAGGCTGCTGCAAAGGCAAATGAGAAACTAGCTGAATATCGTGCATCACAGAAGAACCAAACGGATGCTCTCACTCCTGTAAAGGTCGATGAAGTGACTCAATCTGCAAGACAACATTCTACAGCTGCAGACTTGAATGTTTCAAAGAAGGAGACAGAGAATGCTTTGAGAGGCAAGAAGGGAAAGTTACTTGATGCTCAAGCTAATAATGCCAATGCTGGAGCTGCTGATCATAATGCTAGCGTTAAAGTTAAGGGAGCGCAAGTAAAGCATATCAATTCGCAAACAGAAGGACAGAATCAGAAAAATGCCAACCAGAAGGAGGCGGATGGTTTCAACACCAGGTATGTGAATGACCCTGTTTTCAAGAAGCATGTAAATGAATGGGCTACACACAATGGTATGGCAATCGGTGGTAATGATGGCAGAGGTGGCACTTGGGCTAATGAGAAGAACAGACAGCAGGCATCTGCTTACGCTAGGGCAAAGATGAAGCATGACCGGACTCCTCCTTCACGTAGAGGTGGCAGTAAAGTACCTCCTTCACGTAGAGGCGGAAGTAAGGTTCCACCATCGAGAAGAAAGTAATAATCATTAAATAATCAAGATATGTTTGACGAACGAGACAGAAAGTATTTCTATGATGAGTTCAAGAACAATGGCTATGAGGTAGGTAGCTATGATGACTTTAAAAAGGACTTGAACAACAAGGAAGATCGTGACTGGTACTACAATGAGGCAAAGAACATGGGCTATGATGTGGGAACACAGGCAGACTTTGACAAGATGGTGCTGGAGCCAGCTCCATCTACTTCTGGTGGTGGTAAGCAGGTAGATGCTTCTGCTACGACTCAGAGTGTAGAGCAGAAGGCTTCTACTGAGACTAAGCCGCAGGTGGCTCAACCAGCAAAGAAGCAGGAAACAACAGACAAGGAGCCTGGGCTTATAGCAAAAGTTTTGGATATGATTCCTACTGGTGTTCAGACGAGCAACGGAACATATCAGCCATCGCCAGCGATTTCTCAGCCTGTTGTAAAAGGTGAGGAAAAGCCTGTGAAGGAAGAAGCTTCTTCTTCATCATCAGCTAATGCGGCTCCTGTTACAACACCAACTGGTGTGGTGAATAATGAGGGGTTGATGGATGCCAAACTTGCCAACTATATTGAGAACTGGAAGCAGAGACCGGATAAGGAGGGCGATTACTTTGCGAATATGGTTGCCGACTTGTTGGCTGATGGTACTGCCAATAGCAATGAGGAGGCAGTGAATATGGTGATGCCTGCTTTGTACAGATATGCCAACCGTTCTGCCATGGACGTTACCAACCAGGTAGTATCTTCTTTGCCTGATGATACGGTGCAGGATGCTGAGCAGAGTATCGGGGCGCAATGGTATAGCCATGGCGTGCAGGATAAGTTGAAGCAGGAGGCTGACAGCATGGGTATCAGCTATGATGACTATGTGGCTCAATTCTTGAAGCCAGCTATGGTGCAGAGCCTTGTGCAGAAGTATGGTCAGAACTATCGTGACATCGCTGAGGGTATCGCCACTCGTCTCTATGCTCACGATGAGCATGTGCAGGACAGACTGATGAACCAGGACATCAATGAGGCTCTTTCTAGCGTTATTAATAAATATGTGAATCCATCTGTAGTGGATGAGTACAACAAGGCTCAGGAGGCAGGCAGTAAGGCATTTACGGAGGGAATGGAAGGAAGCCAGTTTATTCCGGCTAATCTTCGTCTGGGTACAGCACTTGGTGCTCAGTATGAGGCAAACGAGGCCAAGGATCCTGCAAAGGTGCTTTCTAGTTTGCAGATGAAGTTTGGCAATCTCTACCGGAATCCGAAGTTCCTGAACGATATGAGTAATGCCGCATTCAAGGTGATGCAGCGATATGGCTTGAATGGCGGTCTGACTGGTGATCCTAAGCAGTTCAAGCCGATGATCAATTCTGTTCTTAAGAATGAACTCGACCAACTGGAGATTAAGGGTATGATGCCTAAGGGTAGTGCTGAGTACATCATGAAGACTGGTTTGGGTAACACTATTGTGGGCAAGATTACTCGCAAGGCTATGCAGACGGACTATCAGAACTGGCTGGAGGATATTGCCAATCAGCAGTATCAGCCGGGCTTCTGGGAGAACGTGGCTAGTGGTGCTCTGACCTTTGCAGGTGATGCCTGGAGTTATTGGTTGCCGGGAGCAGCAGGTGGCAAGTTGACCAAGAGCATGATTGCCAAGGCTGAGGGCAGACTGGCTGGTGACCTCATGGCTAAGGGCATGGAGCGCAGGGTGGCTGAGCGAGCTGCAAAGGTGCTTATCGGTAAGAGTAAGGCCGAGACTTTGAAGAGTGGAGCCGTGCATGGTGCTGTTACCTTTGGTGGTCAGTCGGCTATTTCAAAGCCTATTGATGAGGTTTATCGCACTGGTCAGTTTGACGAGAATGGCAAGATTTACAATCCTTCTGTGGGTAAGATTATCGCTAACACTCTGGGTGAGGTGACTAAACAGAGTGCCGTAGGTGCTATTATGCAGGGTGGAACCATCGCTAACATGATAGGCAAGGGCAGAGGTTTGGCTACCAATATTCTGGCTGATGTTGGTGGTAAGGTTGTGGACTCGGGCATTATGACTGGTCATCAGATGTTGGAGCGTATGGCGCAGGATCCGAACTTCAAGCCTACTGGCAAGGATGCTGCCGAGAGCTTCTTGGAGAGTATGGCGAACCTTACTGCTATCGGTTTGCCGGGCATGGTGGGCAAGTATGCCCGATTCAAGGACGCAAGGGAGTTTAACAAGAAGTTTGACTTCACTGATCAGGATATTGCCGAGTTGAAGAGATTCGGCTATGATGGTCTTCGTGATGCTTTTGAGAAGGTGGGCATCGGGGAGTATGCCGTGGTGGGTGAAAACGCCCAGCGACTTGATGGGCAGTTAACCCAGAAGTATATGGACCTGATGAACGACAAGAGCGTGCCGGAGGTGTTGAAGGCTAAGATGATGGCAGTTGTAGAAGGCAAACGACCTTCTTCTTTCTCGCCTGTAGTAGATTCCGTCATCGTACAGCCTATGGATAATGGCGGCAAGGTTTATCTCGAAACCTTAAATAAGGATGGCGGTATCATTGACAGAAAGGAGTTTTCTTCTCTTGATGAGGCTCAGAAGGCAGATAAGAAACTGGAGTATGAGAAGACTCTTGGTTTGGCTTCTGTGCTGGAAGGTGAGTTCCACAATGAGTTTACGCAGGAGCATCTTGAAGGCTTATACAACAAGGCAGCCCAGAAATATAATATGGGTGAGAAATTGACAGATGAGGATAAGGCAGCGGTTTATCTTCATCAGAATGCTGGTGCCATCAAGGAAATCATGGATAAGCAGCAGAAGGGTATTATCCTTACTGATGAGGAGCAGAAGCAGATTAATGCCTATCGTCATTATTATGACAGTGCTTTGGAGAACAGTTCTGTGATGAGGGAGTTTGTCAACACGTTTGAGGATTCCCATGACGTGGCGCGCGGTACACTTCGTAAGGCTTTGGAGTCGAAAGATAAGAAATATGCACCTTTGGTGGAATCTTATCTTAAGGAGCTTTACAACTCCATCGAACTGAAACGTGAAATGAAGCAGACGATGGATGATCTCTATAATACTTCACATGGTAATGAGCAGAAGAGGATTGAAGGCGAGAACCCGGTATCTCCTGTTGAGGGTTCTGCTGGTGGCCAGGAGCCTCCAGTTTCAGAGGGACCAGCTCCGTACCAAGACCGTACCAAGACCGTACCAACTCCGAGTGGTGCAGAGTTTGCAGCAAACCCTGCAAACGTTTCAAACTCTTCTGCTGAGGGTGCAAGTCCTGAGACAAAAATTGCAGGCTCTGATGCTTTTGTTATGGGACAGAATGCCTATAAGAATGGGGATTCTGAGGCTTTGCAGGCTATCGATTATAATAGTGATTTAGCTACAGGACGTTTGAAGCGTGCTTTTGCTGACAATGAGAAGATGCCTGATATTGTAGCCAATGCCTATAATGAAGGTAGAGATATGGAGCAGTTTGTGGCTCAGCGTGCAAGTACTCCAGCACAAAAAGAGGCTATCAGTAAGTATGTAGAGGCAATGGATGCCAAGAAGGGTACTATTGATGCTCTGCAGCATGCCGATGATGGCTATGGTGAGGCTTTGAAGGAACAGCTCTGGCCATACCAGACGGAAGACGGAAACATCGTGCCAGCTACTCTGGATAGCGGAAAACAGGTATTTCTGAAAAAAGATAACGAATATGGTGGAGCCTTTGTAGTCGTTCCTGATGAGCAGGGACTACCTACGATTAAGCAAGTATCTAAAGCAAGTATTATAGAGAAAGGCACTCCTGTTCCTCTTGATGAATACATCGAAAAAGCAGTGGCTCAGCAGAAGGATGCAAGAAATAAGCAGTTTATCAGCCAGTTTGATGGCAGCGGGCTTAAACGTGGGGATATTGTATCAGTTTCTATGGAAGAGGGTGATGAGCCTTCTGATGTTAAAATTGTGGGGTATACTGACGATGGTCATGTTATATTGACAGATACGGATATAGATGTTAATGCACAAATAGACCCCAAAAAGTTGGAGTCTGTTACCAAGGACAAGTTCAATGCTTGGCGACAGAATGCCCTCAATGCCTCTATTGGTGCTGAGCTGGATGCTGAGGACGCACAGCGTGCCAATGATGATGCAGCCAAGGCTGAGGCTGATAAGAAGCAGCGTTATGCCAAAGGCATCGTGGGATTGAGCGAGGGACATCCTGATTATTCTTCAAAAGATACAGACGCAAAGGTGGCTGCTGAATATTTGCAGGAGCAGTATGGTGAAGACCATGGCAAACTTTTGAATCTGGTTAATGGCAGCCGTGATGACATCAAGACTCAACTTGCCAACAAGAGGAAGGCTGCTGCTGAATATCAGAACTGGCTTGATACAAATGCCGATCTTGACCCGGAAAAGGCTAAGAAGGTGGAGGATGAGTTGAGTCTGGCTAATGAACAGATTGCTGATCTTGATGCTCGTTTCAAGAACTGGAATACTATCCGCAACAGCGTGATGACTCCTGATGAGGTGAAAGCAATGACGGAGGAGCGCAAGGCTGAGGTAGAGAAGGCTGGTGTTGATGAAACTGCCATCGTGCCATCAGATGATTTCCATGTGCTCGTACTTGATGATAAGGAATTGAAGAAGCAATATCCAACTATGGATAAGGCTAACGACTATATTACCTCTCAGCGCAAGGACATCTATCATACCCAGGAGGATGTGGAACGCAAGATAAATGAGGTGAATGACATGCTGGAGCAGTATATCAATGGCGAAACAGAGCTGGACCCTAACCAACTTATGGAATTGAATACAACAAAGGCTCAGCTGGAGGCTCAGCAGTCTAATTTGTCGGTTGCAGCAAAGGGTTTGAAGGCTCAGGCTAATAAACTCAGCAAACTTTATAAAACAGAAGTTAGCCAGCAGGAAATGGAGGAACTGGGTATGACTCCTTCTGAGCAGCGTAAGGTTCTTGTGTCTGATGCCATCAAGAAGAATGACCTTGGAGCAATAATAAAGATATACAAGGATGCCTCTGTTGATATGACGGACTTGACTCCTCAGACTCTTGAAGAGGCAGTATCAGAATATTTGAGTCCTCATAGCTTGAATCCGGAATCTCTTCAATATGAGTTGGGCAAGAGTAATTTTAAGTTTGGTATTGGCAAGGGGTATGATTCTAATAAGTTCAATTATCTTATAGCCAAGAAAGGAACTGGTATGTCGGTTAACGAATTTGCTGTGAAGGTATATAATGACCTTCCTGTAAACTTGCTGGATATGGGATATACCGACCAGGATGTTCGTAATGCCCTTCTTGATATGTTCAAGTCTTATGACAGTGTGAAGGAAATGAAAAATGTGGCTCTGATGAACCGCATAGCTGCTGCAGAAGATGAACTTTCAAGCGAGGAAGAGTTTTATGAGGCACAGAAAGAGCGAGAAATTATCGAAAGACAGGCAGAAATTGAGAAATATAAATCGTATATTCACGAAAAAGCGTTATCTTTGCCGTCTGAAAGCGAACTTGATCACATCAAGGGACTTGAATTTGACCGTATGATGGAGATTGAGGATCGTGAACGAGAGTACAAACAATATGTCAAATCAATTTTACCAGAATTAGCTGATTATGATGACAGAAGCAATGAAGAAGGATATGGAGGAGGCAGTAGCCTGGGTAGCGACTCTTCACGGAGAGGAGTTGATGAAGGAAATAGCCAAGGCGAAGAAATTAGTGGCAGAGAAGCATCTTCTCAGTCCGAGATTGGAGAGAGCACTGATAGCGGACGCACAGGGCGACAAGAGATTAGCAGCATGGAACCTGGCGAAGGCTCAGCTGTTCGAGGCTCACATCTACCGCAAGAAGCATCCTTCGGAGAACGTTTAAAGAGTGCCATTGTCGAAACTGAGACCGAACCTACTGAGGCTCAGAAGAAGGCTGGCAATTACAAAAAGGGTCATTTGTCCTTTGGTGGCTACGATTATACCGTAGAAACACCAAAGGGCGTGACTCGCAGCGGTAAGGACGAGCAGGGCAAGCCTTGGAGCGTGACCATGCACGATACTTACGGCTATATTCTTGGTAAAATTGGCGTTGATGGTGACCATATTGATATGTTCATCAATGATTCCGCTGACCTTGATACTTTTGATGGTAACGTTTATGTTGTTGACCAGGTGAACCCAGAGACTGGTGAGTTTGACGAGCATAAGGTGATGTATGGCTATCCTTCTGAGGAGGCTGCTACAGAGGCTTATCTTGCCAACTACTCCAAGGGCTGGAAGGGACTTGGTAAGGTTACTGCTGTGCCTAAGGCTACTTTTGACAAGTGGCTGGAGTCTTCTGACCGCAAGACTAAGCCTTTTGCAGACTATGCTATGGTGCAGAAGGAACAGGCAAAATTTGATCGCGATGTGAAGGAGGTGAAGCCATCTGAAATGACGGAGGCGCAGAAGGTGGCTTATGATGCCGTATCTACTATGCTTAAGAAGGCTGGTATTCCGGTGAAGGTGGTTAGCAATGAGGATATGGAGAAGGTGGCTGATGCGCAGGATAATCTGAATCTTGCCATGCTGCTGAATCAGCCTGAAATGAGATTTAAGATTAAGACTCCAGAGGAGAAGCTGGCTGCCGAGAATGCTTATAACTTTGCAAAGGAGTTGCGCCCGGATAAGTGGAAGCAGTATGCCGTGGTGGATATGAGCAATCCGATTAAGATGCCGGAATACTTTGAGAAGCAGGAGCTGGCAAGAAAGGAACGTTCTTACTATAATAAGCTGATGTGGGGTAACTACAAGGTCTTCAATCTTGACAAGAGTTTTGAGGACAATGTGGCTGGGCTTACTGGCTCATTCCCTTCGGAGTTTGATCCATATAAGATTGACGAGCAGACCAATAAGAGGAATGAGTTGAAGAAGCAGATGAAGGAGACTGAGGAGGCTTATAAGTCAACCGGGCAGGAACGTAAGGAGTATCAAAATCAGCTGATGAAGGAGTACATGGATGAGCATGGACTGGATTCTGAAAACGATATTCCTGATGATGTTTGGAATGATTGCAGGAATAAATCCTTTGAAAAATATCAAGATAAACTTGATTCCTTGTTTGCTAAATATAAGGATTTGGATAGACAGTTGAAGGCTGTAGCTGAGCCTGGAGTGAGATTCTTACGCACTTATCATGGTACTGGTGCTAGCTTTTCTGAGTTTGACTTCGACCACATGGGCGAGGGTGAAGGTTCACAAGCATTTGGTTGGGGTGGCTATGTTACATCATCTAAGAAGATTGGAAAGAATTATGCTACTCTGATGGACAATGACCCTTCTAGGGCATATTATCGCATTCAGCATTCCAATGGTACAAGGTTCGCCAAGAAATATCCTACTCTAGAATCATTCCTGCATGGTGATAAGCAAATAGCCATGAATGACAAGTTTACTGAGCAGGAAAAGATTGACTTCTACAATGAAATGAAGAAGTTGGCTGAGCCATATCATAATCTCTATGAGGTGGATATACCTGATGATAATGGCAGCAACTATCTGGATTGGGATGCTCCTTTGACAGATAAACAGAAGAATACAATCATTAAAGAATTAAGGCGATTAAAAATAGATTTTGACGACTTTAAAAAGCGTGGTTTTTCTTTTGATGGTTCATTTGGCGGTAATGCCTATGATTTTCTAATGTATGCTTTAAGAAGAACAAAAAAGTGGAAAGATGTAGATGCTAGTCGTGCAGTTAGTAAGTTCCTGTCTTCTATTGGCTACACTGGCATCAAGTATAAAGCTGGTCGTAACTTTGGTGGTGCAGAGGAAGGTGATACCAACTATGTTATCTTCAAGCCTGAGGATATGAAAATAGTTGATCATACCAAGTTTGCGCAGGGTAAGGGTGTAGTTTATGGCTACACTGATGGCAAGGAGATTGTGCTGAACCAGGAGCATCTGAATCCTAATACTCCTATCCATGAGTATCAACATCTTTGGCGTACTGCTGCCAAGGAAATGAATCCGGAGCTTATAGAGTATGGTGATAAACTCATCATGCAGACCCAGCTATTTGCCGATTTGAAGCAGGATCCTAACTATAATCATCTGACAGATGAGCAGATTTGCGATGAGGCTTTTGCTCGTTTGACTGGTGAGGACGGAGCTGCCATCCTGGAGCAAATGGCTAAGGATGCTATCAAGGAGAATCCGCTTGATACAGCCAAGGAACTGAGTGTTATCAATAAGTTGAAGGAGTGGCTGAAGAAGTTCTGGTATTGGACTCTTGATACATTTACGAAGTGGAAGTCTGAGGACATTAAGAAAATGACCTTGGAGGATATTCGTAATCTTGTGTTGAGAGACTTGGCGAATGGGGTGGATCCACGAACTAAACTTCATGAGGCAGAGAATGCTGATGACATCAAGTTTATGGGTTCTACTACCAAGAAACGTATGAAGAAAGTAGCATCACAGTTCGAAGGGCGAGACCTTGATAAGGCTCAGCAGGTTGTTGCTGATGTTTATTCTGGCAAAGATAATAATATAGATTTTTCATTTACTAATGGTGGATCTGAAAGAATTATGGTTATGCGACAGGGGAATGATGAACATGCCGGAACTAAACATAGCTTATATCGTCACTTTGGGGTAAGCAAGAATTATATCACTATTGATGACATTCTTTCACTTCCAAAAATGTTGAACGTTTCGACTCGCAAACCTAGTAAAAAAGGAACGATAGAATACTCATATACAGATAAAGAGAGTGGCGTTACTTATACTGTGGTAACAAAACCAGTGGGAAATAAGGAACATTTTCAGAATTTCTATTCAGATAGAAAAGCAAATCCATCAGATGCGTCCCATGTTGCAGAAGGCAACACTTACACTCCAGAAGGAGCACGCAAAACCGATGGAAATACTTTTATGGCTGCAAAGGTAGATAATAATTCTGAAACCGCCAAGGAAAATGGTGGAAATTTATCTGTAGAGGATAAAATAAAGGCTGTATCTCAGCAATTTGGTGTAGATGAGGCAGATGTGGCGATGTACGCCAATGCTGTTAAGAAGGGTTCTACTGCTGAGGCAGCACGTGCCCGAGCTAATATCAAACGCCATTTGTTGCAGGTAAATGAAGGTAACATTTTTTCATTAAAGGATATAATTAAGTACACCAAACCTGTAAATGAAGCCTTGAAGGAGAATTTTGGTGACGTTGATGCCATGATCGAGGAGCGCGTGAAGCAGGTGGAGGCGCAGCGTAACGCCATGGAAGCAGCTAGAAAGAGAGCAGAGGAAGAGGAAGCCAAGCGCCAAAAGCACCTGGAGGAACTTTCTGTGATTCCTGATGATCAACTTGACAAGCAGTATATGGATGCTCTTGCCAAGGGTGATGAGGCTACTGCCAGGGAAATGCTTGATGAGGGTGCCAGACGCAAGGGCTATGATGATACCGAAAGCGCATATCAAGGTGTAGGAGCGTGGGCTGCACCGGGAAACCCTGGATATGAAAGCGACAAGGCGAGACGTGACGATTGGGAATCCAGTGGCTCAGATGTGAACCTGGAGGATATGGCTTTGGGGTACACTCCTCAGCCGGATGATTACTTCTCTCACCCTGAGCGTTATTCTCAGAACACTCCTCATGGATTGGAATCTGTGAAAGCCATCAATACGGCTATTGATGCCATTAAGAATGGCGAGAAGGATGTTAAGGTAAAGGTTTATCGTGCTGTTCCTACTTCGGTGAAGGAAGGCAAGTTGCGTAATGGTGACTGGGTTACTCCTTCTAAGAAATATGCCGAAATGCACGGAACAAACCGTCTGGAAGGCAAATATCGTATCATTGAAGACGAAGTTCCGGCTACTCAACTGTGGTGGGATGGTAATGACGCAAACGAGTTTGGCTTTGATGATGGCAAGGAGTATAAATACAAGAATGCCAAGAACAACAGAAAGTTGAACGACCTTGTTACCTTTGATGATGAGGGTGACGTTATTCCTCCTTCTAAGCGTTTCAATTCTCGCAAGAGCGATATTCGCTTCATGTTTGCTGGAGAAAAGGGAGCTGCTGAGGCTGATAAGGCTGATGAGCAAACTATCCGCATGGATAACCTGGATGTGGCTAAGCAGATGGAAGATGAAAAGAAGGATGCCAAGATTATCAAGATGGCTACTGGTTGGGAGAAAGGCGTGGATGGCAAGTGGAGATACGAAATGTCGGATGCCAAGATAAAGGACACCATCGATGTAGGTGGTGGTAATATTGTTAAGCGTTTCGAAGAGGATATGCTTTGGACTGATGGTAAGTTGGAAGATGCTGTGGATGCGCCAAAACTTTTTGAGGCTTATCCTCAGTTGAAAAATATTAAAATCCATACTGATGCAGTAATGAATGACATGCCTTCAAATGGGGAATACAATCCACAAACAAAGACTATAACCATTCATGCGGATGAATTAAAGTATCTGAATAGCATTCTGAATCATGAAATTCAGCACGTAATTCAGCATGAAGAGGGTTTTGCGCATGGTGGCACACCCGAACAGGTGGAGAGAGATTTCAATGCTGCTAAGGCTGAATGGAAGGCACGTTCCTATGCCTTTGAATTGGAAGAGAAAGCCAAGGAAATGGGTGGTGAGTATAACCAATCTGCTGTAGAGAAAGCCCTTATCCAGGAATATAAGGACATGGATATGCCTGAGTTCATTCCTGACAAGGAAACCCGAATTAAGGGATTCAACTACTTCGCACGTGGCTATGCAGACAGAAGTATGGATGATGCCATTAAGCGTTTCCGTTTGGATAGGTTCCAACGTACAGACTTTGATTCTTACCAAGAATATAGAAAGTTGGCAGGTGAGGTTGAGGCTCGTAACGTGGAGAAGCGTTTGGGTATGACGGACGAGGAGCGCAGAAACTCGTTAGCTTCCGAGACGGAGGATGTGAACCGTGATGAGCAAATCGTGATGAATGGGAGCGATGCTAGCTATAGCATCGTGAAAGACCCTGATACCATTAAGAATCTGGATAAGGAAGACACGGTGAAGGTTTATCGTGCCATGCAGGTAGGCGAGGATGGAAAACTCTATCCACCGATGGCTGCAAAGGTGAAGGGCAAGTTTGTGGAACCTATCGAACTCGGCAAGTGGGAGCAGGCAGATGAGCGACCAGAGCTTGCAGATGATAAGGGTATGTTTACCCTCAACAAGGGTAATGGTAAGTCGCTTAAGGCTGCTTACAATCCTTACCTTCATACTTCTCGCACTCCACTGAATGACCAGTTTAGCGAGGCTCAAAATCGCCCTAATATCGTGACCGTAGAGGTTGAGGTGCCAAAGAGCGAGCTGACCAGTGGCTATAAGGCTGATAAAGCCAAGGATGCCGTGGGTGAAGTAGAGTGGAAGGCAGGTATCATACAAGGACAGCTGACAGGCAAGCGCAAAGTGGTGCTTTCTCGTTGGGATAAGCCTGTGCGTATTGTGCCTGACAGCGAGGTGGCTGATGTTATCGTCAATGATATGTTCAAGGGCAAGAATATCACTATGCCTTCGAATGTGGTTACTCCAAGTCTGAGAAAAGAGTTAGAGAAACGAGGTGTGCCGTTTGTGGAGACCGATAACAGAGGAAGAATTGTAGGAGGCGAGAATGATGGTGTGCATTATTCCAAAGTGTATGGTAAAAATGCGCAATCGCCTATCGTGGAGCAGAAGTTGAAGAAGCACCCTGATTCGCTGATGAAGGCTGGTACCTACTTTAGCGGTGGTGGACTGGTAGAAGAGGGTTTGAAGGGCATTATTGACCCTGTAGTGGCCGTGGAATATGACCGGAAGATAAGCGGTGTATATCGCAATAACTTCGGGCAGCATATTGTTACGGCTGACGTGAGAGACGTGGATCCAAAGGAACTGGTGAAGCATATTGATGGTGAGGTGGAGTATTTCCATGCTTCGCCTGTATGCAAGAACTATTCGCAGGCCAAAAGTAATAGTGGAGAGGTGGAACTTGACAAGGAGACTGCCAAGAGTACTGCCGACTTCATTGATGCCGTGAAACCGCGAGTGGTGACTATCGAGAACGTGAAGGGCTACAAGGACTCTGAGGCGATGAAGATTATCACCCAGGCACTGGATAAGAACGGCTACACATGGGATGCTGACGTATATAATGCCGCAGATTTTGGTGGCTATACCAATAGGGAGCGACTGATAGTGAGAGCCGTGAAGGACGGAGAACTGCCGGAGAAGCCTAAAAAGCAACCACGCAAGGGTGGATGGTTAGAGGCTGTGGAGGATATTCTTCCTACTCTGACGGTGAAAGAAAGCGGTGTGGCTCCATGGATGGATGCTAGATTGAAGGCTGACGGAATCGACTGGCAGAAGGTGGAGAAGCCTCTTTACGTGATGGGCAGTGCCTATGCAGACGGAAAGATTCCTCATGCCTATGGGGATGAGATTCTGCCAACGCTGAGAACCAAGAGTGGTGACGTGATCATCATGCCGGGTGGAAAGGTGTTGCGTGCTGATGGCAGGGTGCTGGCGAGAATTACCGGACTTGGTGATGACTATCTGCTGCCTAAGACGGAATCTTTGGCACATACCATCATTGGCAATGGTATTCCGGTGCAGTTGACCCAGGGTGTGATTGCTCCTCTGCTGAATAAGGATGACTTATCGGGCAGAAATGTGCTGGCACGACTTGGAAAATCTATCTTCAAGAATGACTGGGATGCTGATAAGCAGAAGAAGGTGAGTGACCAGGTGGTGAACACTGCCAACAAACTGGGTGGTGCTGAGGCTACGGTTTACACTTCTGTGGATGAGGTTCCGGATGCTTATCTGAGTGAAGTGAAGAATGGGGCTACCGGATGGTATGATCCGGAGACTCATACGGTGCATGTTTATCTGCCTAACTGTGCTGATGCGAGCGAGGCGGAGAGAACGGTGCTTCATGAGAAGATAGGCCATGAGGGTATGGAAGTGCTGCTGGGTGGCGAAGATGAGGTGAGAAAATTCGCTAATTTCGTTTATAATTCTGTCGCAGCAAGCACTCGCGGCAAGATTCTGGAGATTGCCAATGAGTATGATCCGGACTGGAAGAAGCACGACCGCATGAATGTGGGAACGCAGGAGTATATCGCCCGACTGGCTGAGGAGGGTCCTAAGACTGCTGAGAACTTTTCTCTTTGGACCAAGATCAAGCATTATCTTATCGAGGTATTGAAGAAGCTGGGTATTCGTGTGCCGGGACTTCTGAATGACAAGGATTTGAGATACTACCTGATGAAGGCTGGCAAGGCTCTGCACGTTTGGGACGAAATGCCTGAGACAGAGCAGGAGGCCATGATGAAGCAGGCTAGCAATGCTGAAATCAAGGATGCGCTATCTGATGGCGCTGGTAAGGGCAAGCCTCGCCAGAAGAAGGGTGAAAGCATGATTCAGTATATGAAGCGTGTGCAGGAATGGCGCAAGTGGAAGAATGCCCGTGAGGATGAGAATGACCCTGAGCCTCCTATGTTCTACGACATCGACAAGGATGAGGCAGGCAAGAAGGAATGGGCACAGCTCAATAAAGACTGGCGTGAGCGACACTATCTTGCAGGCGAGGAGCCTACTGGTTTGCCTATCCGAATGGAGGGCGAAGAGGATGGTGCCTACATGACTCGTATTCACGAATATGAGAAATGGAAGGATGCCATGAAGGACCAGAACGACCCTATGCCTGATATGTTTGCCTACGAAAAAAAGAAGCAGGAGGAGGTGAAACGCAAGTATGAGGACTGGTTGGCCAGACATGAGCTTCTGGAGCAGCAGCAAGCGGACTTGGACTTGTATGAGGGTAAGATTTATCCGGCAGAGACCAATCCGAAGGCTGATGACCTTGAACAGCAGGTGATGCAGGACTTGGCCGAGGTGACCAGTACGGACGTGAGCAAGGAGGGTGCTGCCAAGACCGTGAAGCATGCCGTTATCCATCGTAGAAAGAATATGGAGGAGGCTAGTGCGGATGATGCCATCTACATTAATGATGTGAAGAACAGAATCGAGAAGATGGCTGACAGCGGTGCTTTTGACAAGTTGCTATCTGACTACCAAGGCAAGCCTAACCGGGCAGAGAAGCTGGCTGAGGCTATACCTTATATAATAGAGGCTCCTAGACGTTTGCGTGACCTGGCGCACGATTTGAACGCCACTGGTGCTTTTGACAAGGGACATATCCATATCCAGCCGGCAGATGTTGAGGCTATCCAGCCATACGTGGCAGACCTGATTGCTGAGACTGGCAAGAAGCATACCGAGCTGAGAGACGGCAAGGAGGTGGAGGTGTATGATGATCCGCAGGCTGTGAGCGAGGTGGCCAGCAAGATGGCGCAGGTTATCAACGACAATCATCAGGGTGAGGAAGGTTTTGTGCCTATTGACGGAACGGACATTCTGAGCGAGCATGTTTTGCCACTGGTAAAACAGCAGATTGTGCCGGAGGGTATCGACTACAAGAATATCTCGCCTGAAATGCAGGCTGCCCTTGATTCCATCCGTGACTGGTATAACTATACCTATGACTGGCTCAAGGATAACCGCACCTTGAAGGAGGACACCGGTTATAATGTGGACTATGTAAACCATATCTGGGATAAGGAGAAGAGTGACAAGCAGGCTTATGCCTTGTATGTGGAGAACAGACAGCGCACCAAGAGTCCGAACGAGAAGAAGCGAACCATCAGTACCCTGATGGAGGGTATCAGCGTGGGACTTGTGCCTAAGACTACCGACATCACGAAGATGATGGCCTACTACAGCCGAAGCAATATCGAGGCTTGGGTAAACAAGACGATGCTACAGGAGTTGAGCGGACTGAACGTGATAGAGCGGAATGAGGACGGAGAGGTGGTTTCTACTGATCCGCTGCTTTCTTCTTCGGCTCCTTTTAACCTGGAGCAGTATAAGTACTTTGAGATTCCGGGTGTGGGACCTGTGTGGGTGTATAATGTATCGCCTAAGCAGGTGACGGTGAAGAATCCTATCACCGGTAAGGAAAAGGTGCTTTATAGCGAGGCTAGTGCCGGTGACCGATTCGGGGTAGTATTCGAGACTTATCAGTCTTCTCCTTTCTGGAAGGCTTTTGATACGCTTGCTTCTAGCGCCAAGAAACTGGAGCTGGGCTTTAGTGGTTTCCATGCCGGAGCATTGACCGAGGTCTATATGGTGCAGAACATGGTGGAGTTTGGACCCAAGAAGGCTATGGCCAACTTTATGAAGTATATCTTTGTAGATACAGCCAAGAACCATGAGCTGCCTTGCTTTGCCAATCCGCAGGACTTCCAGGAGGCTGCTACGCACTTGGTGAAGTTTGGAGCGACTAATGACTATGCTGCTGCAGATGTGCAGAATATGTTTGATAATTTGCGTGATGCGATGATGAAGGTGCAGGAGAAACTGAGGGACGGAAATGGAATTTCCGGAACGGTGGCTGTGGCTACTATGCCTTTGAAGGTGGTGACGCAGATGCTTTCACTTATCAACAAGGGTATGGACAGAGCCTTGTGGGATTTCCTGCATGACGGACTGAAACTTGCTACCTACCGGATGAGGGCAGACAAGACCAAGGAACGTGCCAAGAAGAAGGGATGGAGTGCTGAGGAACTGAGCCGGGCTTTGGATGAGGACGGACAGTTTGTGAACGACATGTTTGGTGGTCAGCACTGGGATGTATTGGGTGCCAGCCATCGAACCTTGCGCTATGCCGGACGAGTTCTTCTTTCGCCAGACTGGAATGCTTCTACCACTCGCCACTTCCTGGCATTAACCGGATTTGGTTCTATCTGGAATGAGGCTACCTTTGAGAACTTCAAGCAGTACTACCAGAGACTCTGGCATAAGGAGCTTATGCCGGAGGATGAGGGCAGAAGGAGCAGACAGATTTCATCACTTCTCTGCTATGGTATCGGCTTCATGGTATTCTATGAGGGTATTGCCAATGGTATCAATGCAGCTTTCCGTGCTTTGGACGAGGAGAAGGAGCGCAAGAAGGCTGAGGAGATCCGGAAGACCAATCCAAGTTATAAGAGTATGTATGAACTGGCTTATGGTGACGAGGGTATGAAATGGTATGACTATCTCATGAGAGGCAATAGCCTTGGGCAGCAGAGCAAGATCTTCATGGGCAGATATGCGGATGGAACGGAAATGTATATCAGACATGGCAAGCAGTTCCGTGAGGTTCCGGAATATCTCTTCAACCATAAGGGTGAACTGGAGTTCCCTGGCCCAATGGTTCAGAGAATGATAGGTAAAGCTAACCCTATGGTGAGAATGACGCTGGATGATATTAATTATCTGAGCGATTTCCAGGCCAGCCATGCGGATCAGGAGATTCAGCGCAAGTATGGCAAAACCATCGGACTGCTTTACAAGGATGCTTTGTACTGGGCGCCTTTCCTGATTCCTAGTCAGGAGAATAAGGAGTTCAAGGCTGTGGATTTTTTCTTCCCATCTAGCAAGGGTTTCTCTCCATGGAAGGCTCAGAGCTACTTCAAGGACTTTATCCTTAGCGGTGATATGGAGGGCGTGGTGATGACCTATCAGAGCTGCCAGCGCAATGGTATTGATGCTGAGGCTCAGATTAAGGCTGCCATCGGTAGTGTTAAGGCTCTTGAGAGTGCGGAAATGAATGATGGCGTGACTTCGCTGCAGGTGGCTTGCCAGCGTTTTGATGCAGCCAAGAGTATCACCGAAAAGAAGAAGATGCGCCAGAAGATGAAGAAATTCCTCTCGCAGAGCGATTATAAGGCTTTTACCCAGAAGGAGGCGCTGGATATGGTGCAGGGCTATCTGAATGGTGATGAAGACTTGAAGGAAATGGAGAAGGCTGAAAGCAAGTACCTGATGGCGGCCAAGGCTGAGGACGTGACGGAGGACTGGAGAATACAGAACGCCTGGAACGGAACCATGGAGGCTTATCAGGAGTATCAGCACTTGAAGGATATTGATAAGGCGAAGGCTAATGCCTTCAAGAACAGCAAGACCAACAAGCGACTGTTTGCTGCTAGAAAGGCTATCTCTGCTGCCAAGAAGAAGATGAATAAAAGCAAAAAGCAAATGGATGGTACGAATGGGGCTGCCAAAATGGTGGAGATCCGCAAGACCAGAAAGGAGCTGCTTAATACGCTGAACGGAATGGAGTAGCCCGGCATGATAAAAGCATCGAGGGCTTACTCGATACCCGGAAAAGAAAAAGGGACTTGCTTCACAGCGAGTCCCTTTGATAGTTTTTGTAAAGTCTATATCCAAATAAAATAATTTCTTGAATTTTGAAGATGTTGGAGCGGAATTAATCACTTACGATTCCTGTATTGCCCTGGTTTCGCTTCTCAGGCTTAGCCCAGCTGATGTAGCGCTTCATGGCTTCGTCCATGCTAGCCTGTTCGCTTTTGGGGGCTTCCTTTTCTTTTTTGCCCCATAGACGCTGTACGATGCGATCGAGACACCACTGCCAATCACCATCGAGCGTTACGAACTTGGAGCTAGGAACCACCGTGGCATCCGGCTCGGTCTTCTTATCCTCTTTTTCCTCTTTGGCTTCCTCCTTCGTGATGATGGAGGCAAAAGGAACATTATTGTCGGTGAGGAACTTTTCTACGTCATCCTTCTTGCTATCGCAGAGGAGGACGTGAACAGATACCTTATTCTTCTGCAGGGAGGTGAGGGCTTCTTTTGCCTTGCCTACCATTGAGAGGTTGCCCTTATCATCCTTCGTGATGATGCAGGCTTCGTGAACATTGATTGATTTACCCATGATAAAAACGTTTTTAAATGAATCGTGCGACAAAATTATAAGAAAAAAGCGAGAAAAGTTTGATAAGTTGCGCAACTTATCAAAAAGAATAGGCGAAAAAGGCTTAATTTTGGCGAAAAATTAAAGAATATGGCAAATCATACGGTTATAAATGACATAACGAACTATGCTGAGG